CCGCCTTTCTTTTTTTCATTCGTAGCCATAATAATACCCTCCGTGCTATATATACCCGCCCATACAGGCAGACTTAAATACAATTTTTACCGTCATTTATTATGCAAAATTTACCGGTTTAGTTGAAAAAATAATTTTTATTTTTCGTTTTTAAAATACATAAAATTTGTGCAAAATTAATAATAAATGTGATTAAGTATAATTTTTAATCGGATTAAAATTTGCATATGTAGACTTACTAATAATTTTTAAAAGTGGATATGCTCTTTTATTATGTGCAATGGATAAAATGTATCGGTTTACAAACAGCGCAAGAAACACAAGCCGGTCGGTTTTTAAATGTTGCTCTATAGACTGCCATAAAATATTGTTTGTGTCAACCAGTTTTTAAAATATTTTTAAAATATTTTTTGACTGCACTCTATACGTAAAATTTTAACGTTTAGTTGAAAAAATAATTTTAAATTATTTTTAGTCACATAGTACATACTACACACTAGATAGTATCAGTATGTAGTATGGGTATGAGTAGACAGTGTGTACTGTGTAGTATAGGAAACTTTTAAATGTTTTAGCCAAAAAAATTTCCAAAATCGCCAGTTTATTGAACGAATTAGGACTTTTTTAACCAATATTTACTTTTAAAAATTATTAGTAAGTCTACATAAGCAAATTTTAATCGGATTAAAATGAGCGCAAAGGCGGCGTTTCCTTCTGTTTCTTTGCCTTTTTGCAAAATTTTAAATTTATTTTTTCAAGTAAGGCGGCTTTTTTTGCGTATTAAGTATAGGAGTACACAATACATACCGTATACTGTAGTTATATACATAGCGTGTAGCATGAGTACACACTACACACTAGGCAGATCGAGCGGCGGCGGGCCGTATATCTGCAAACTAACATAATATATACTACATGGCTATTAAGTATATAAATAAAAACTTTTGCTTTTTTTTTGAAAAAGTGCTTGACAGTGTACTAAAAAAAAAGTACACTAGAATTATAGACCAGTCAAGTCTAAATATTTTAATCGGAGGTTGCTATTATGAGTAATGGAAAACTGTCAGGTAGGCTTATGCTGAAGGTCAAGGCTTGCGCTATCATTTTTATGGCTAGCAGGCCAGCCGCAAAGATCAGGCAGATCGCGGAAGCCAAAGGGATCAGCCTTGAGGAAGCGTCGGTCATGTACACAATCGGCGCGCTTAAGAGGGTAAAGCGGCAGGGCGTAGTGCTTAACTATGCGCAAGCGTTGGACCGGCTAGAGGCGGAGCAGGTAGGGGACAGGGGAAGCCAGATCACCAAAACAATAAGCGCGGACAAGACGGCGCGTGAGGTCGCAAGGATCAACCGGATCAACGAAGGCGAAAAATTTTCTATTGACGGTGTTCATTATGTCTACGATTATGACAACATTAAAACCATCAATTATGATCGTGATCAAGGTGTGATTAATTATGCCGTTATTCCTCATTTTAGCATTGTGGAAAAGACAGCGACCGAGCCGAAGCCCAACAAGGTATTGGGCACGCTATACGCCGAATGGGAAGCTAGGCAGCAAGCGAGCGATCCGGCAATGCAAGCCGAAAAATGGGTTAATTTTGAAACGCTAAAGGCGGAGCACAAAAACAGCGACAGCATCAACAATATTATTAATGCCAACCTTGATCTGTTTTTCGCGGATTATGCGTCGCGTCTATCCAAGACGGCAAAGCGGAGGCTTTATGAGTTGTCAGAATCAAAGACCGATCCGGCGTATCTTATGAGCCGCAAAGGGCAGACCGACGCAAAGACTAAGCGCGAATCTTGGGGAGCGTATACCCTATACAGCGGCTTCCCGCATAGGGAGAGCATAAGCGGGATTGAGTTTATCAATTTAATAAGGCAGCACGTGAGGGCGCCGGTAATGGCGTAAAGGGATAAAATAGGCTAGTGGGGATCAATAACTCACTAGCCTATAAAAAATCCCTGCCGTGCTTTTACCTGAAAAAGTTTTTGTGCTGGCTAAAACGGTTTCTTGCGCGCACCTCTAGGTAAAAAACAGAACGTTAAATGCTATATGGTTGCACCTAACGCAAAATTTAAAAATGTTTTTTCTAAAGCTGGTCGTATGGCCGGTTAAATTTTGTTTTACAAGTGTCGCAAGGCATGAGAGGAGAAAGATATGAACGAGTTGATTAAAGTTGTTGAGCAGGGCAATGAAAGATTGGTTAACGCACGCGATTTGTACGAAAAATTGGGCGTTAAGAGCCGATTTAACGATTGGATAAACAACAGAATTAAGGATTACGGCTATATTGAAGGCGAAGACTATTTTTTTGAAAAGCTTAAAAATCCTAAAGGGCAGTCTTTACATGAGTATCAATTGACAGTGGAAACAGCACGAGAGCTTGCCATCGTTGAAAATAACGAAAAAGGCAGGGAGATACGTAAATATCTTATAGAACGTGCAAGAGCGTGGAACACACCTGAAATGGTTATTAAACGCGCAAGGCAGGCGGGAGCTATTATACTGACGGAAAAGGAAGTGGAAGAGCTTGAATTCCTAGCTGAAGGTATGGCTATAACGCCGTTCCCCCGCTGCGGCATCAAAGGCATACCGGAAACCGTCATGCGTATCTGGACTAAAAATGAGGAAGGCGGCAGGGTTTATGTTTTGCAAACTGCGGAGCGCAAACTAATGCGGTGGATACATATTTACGACGCTGACGGGAAGCATGTTCGGATGGCTATGGCGAGATGGAGCGACAAGTACGGCCAGTGGACAGACTATGAAATAATAAAAAATCTGGAGAAGCAATACTTGCCGGTGCTAGGCAAGTGGGGCAAGATGGCGAAAGTCGAGTTTACCGACTACTTCAGGTGGTGCGCGTCAATGGTCAAGTCCGGCAAGACAAGGGTTTTGCTGGAGGATAAAGGGGATAGCGCCGTTGCGCAAATTGGCGTCGTCGAAACTGAAGATGCTGAAGCTGAAAGTGCGGCAGCCTTGCCGCCTTTTCTTAAAAGAGATGCCGTTGCCTACATAGATGACGATGACGACGAACCGGTCTTTTTTGGTAAAGATGAAGACGACGTGGATGGCGATGAAGTAAGCGCGATGGCTTGATTTTATTTCTGGTTTTTACTATGGTTTAATTGCCGCCGGAACTGGCCCGCCTTTTGGCAGCCTCCTGTAAGATTTGACTGGTCTACAGGTTCCGGCGGCTTTTTTATTTTAAGGAGGTGTGGAAGGCCGGTTACTTCTTCGCCTATACTGCAATTGCCAAGCAAGCCTGTTCAGCCTCCTGTGCCGCCTCCGGCACCGCCGCCTGAGCCAAAAAAGTAAGCAGCCTTATTCTGCGGCGCTTTGCAGGCGGTATGCGGTAATTCTAAGATAAAATGGGCTAAATCGCGGCAACGCGAAGGCTTGAAAAAACGGGTCGGATATGCGATAATTTATCGTGAGGAAATCTTATGGCAGTTGATAACGCCGATCCTTATGAGGGGATTGAGACAGAGGAAGAAAGGCAAGCCGTGTATCAGGCTCTGCTTGATAAGTATCAGCAAGAAGAATCTGACTACGCTCGGAAACGGGACAACGTCTATGAACCTTTAATTAAAGACTGGTCAGAATATCGCGAGGTGCAGCTTACCCAGGATTCTTTGTTTAATAGATATATTATTACTATTACTGCGGGGCTGTTTGGTGTTTCTTTCGCATTCATTGATAAACTGGTTCCGTTTCAGACTGCGGACTATAAAACGGTAATGGTGTGCGGGTGGGCGTTATTTGCGGTTACTTTGGTTGTCGCGATATTTTGCCATCTGGCAAGCTCTTTTATACATGGTAAATATTGCCAGGATGTGGCTGAAGATATACAACGTGGTTATAAGGGGGAGCCGTATACCCAACGAAAACGCTGGTATTACGGCTGGGTACTTAATGTTTTATATATTGCGTCGTTTTTAGGCTTTTTAGGGGGCGTAGTATGCCTGATACTGTTCGTGCTGTTGAACATATAGTAAACGTTAACGACAGCAGAGATATGCCTAAACCGAAGCCGCCTGAAAAGCCGGTTCCTCCTCCGTCTCCTCCTCCGCCTTCTCCTAAAAAATAATTTGTTCAAAACTGTTGACTTTTGCGATTTTCGGTGTATTTTCTTTTCATGCCCCAAAAGCGGAAAAAAAATATAGGCATTCTTGAGCCCCTTCCCGAAAAAAATAACCCTGGCTATTTTCGCGCCTTGGTGCGCAACTGCATCAGGGCCTACGAGAAATTGTCCAACGACGGCCTTGCGCTGGACTTTTGCAAAGTAGCGGACAAGAAACTGCGCGCAATGATCCTTAACGACGGGGAATACAAAGCGGAGACAAAGAACATATACGCCAGGCAGCGCCTTGAGGAAATGGAGGAAGTCGAGTATTTGGCTTCCCTTGCCGCGAATGGCGGCATGGGCGGCGATGACGAAGACGATGACCATTACGCGCCGAGGGATGGGGAAAGAAGGCCGAAAAAAATAACCGGCGCAGACAAAGACATGATAAACATGCAGTTCAAGGCCGCGCAGATGAAGCGCGAGCTCCGCGCCGAGATGTACAAAAAGGAAGGCGACAGTGAACGGGATATGGTTTATATGATGACTGTATCGGTTACGCGGGAAGAAATGGAAAATTTGGTGCTTACCGATATAAACGAAGGTTCTGACAATGGAGATATTGACGGTCTTATAGGGACGAAAGACGAAGTACCTGTGGGCACGATAGGCAAAATTCAGTCCGATGCTGATGATAAGGATTATTTTGAGATTCTTCCTAATGGTGAAATTGTGGAGAGGTAAGGAGATTGTTTATGAATAGAGTGCTTATTCTACCACATCAGGGTTACTATATGCAGGCGCCGCAGTTGTTTCCTGAAAAGAGATATTTTTTTCTGGTTTGTGGTTATGGGGCGGGCAAAACGCAGGCTAATGTATTCGCGGTGCTGATGGACGCAAAACGTCTACAGGGGAAGAAAGACAGGGCAGGGAACTATGCGCGGCTTATGGTTTGCGGTATCACACTAAGCCACTTGGAGAAGACGTTCTTGATATACTTTAGGCGCCTTTTGGATATAAGCAAGTCAGTATATACAGAAAACAAAAAATACAACACTTTCCAAATAGGGACGGTGACGGTTATTTTGCAGCCGCTTGAAAATCCAGGGGATATTTTCGGTTATGACGCACATAGGGTGTACGTTGAGGAAATAGACGAGCTTACAACAGATAAGATGTTTGAGGCGGTTAAGTCTTTGAATGAGAGGTGTCGTCAAATACTTCCAGGTGAACGTTCGCCATGTCTTTGTTTTGCGAGTACGAGCCAAGGTCAGAAAGGTTTATACGCGGTATATAACCACTTTAAAAAATCGGGTGTGGGGTTTGTGTTAATCAGAGGAAGGACTGAAGACAATCCATACCTGCCTAAAGAGCTTGTGCGCGACATGATAAAAACATATACGCCTGAAGAGCGCGAGGTGTTTATGCACGGTAAGTTCCTCGCTATAGCTAAAGGGCGCGTGCTGCCAGGGTTTGATTGGGACCGTAATTACGTATCATACGATATGGACTCAAAGGTGCTCCCCAGCGAAACTGTCCTTATTGGACAGGATATAAACACTGGCTATAGCAGGGCCTCGGCATATATAGTCAGGGACGGTGTAATTTACGCGTTAAAATATTATGATTTTCCTGATTTAATGGATGCGCCTAAAGTTTTTAGGTATGACTTTCCCACGCAGAAAATACTTTGGGTTCCTGACGTAACGATTAAAGATTCGTTTCCAGCTTATAAAGGCGAATTGCGGAGATATAATATAAAAATTATTTACCGCAAAAAAAGCCCGTCTGTTGAAGATTCGTGTTTTTTGGTAAGCAAGCTCTTTCACCTGAATAGGCTGATTATATGCAAAATGGCGAAAGATTTGGCCGAAGCGTGCGGTGTGGCCATGAGGGACAAAGATAATAAGATTCCTAAAGGAGTAGGCCAGCGATCCCCGATCCATGCCATCGATGGGATGCGTTATGTTTGTACGTTTGCTGTAATTAAGTTCTCCGGTTTTGAAGATGTTAGGCGTTTGATAGTGGACAAACGCGCTTCCTTGAGGAACGAGCCGGATGAGGATTTGGTGAAGGACTTGGGTTCCGGCTATACGGAAATTTCTCCTGAAGCCTTGTAAAAAATAAAATTTATTTTTGCCCCAAACTATTGACTTTTCAAATTTACATGGTATTTTTCTCGAATGGTTTCTTGGCGGGATATTTGGAGAATAATAAACGGCGCGAGGACTTCCACTTGCTACAGGGGCAATGCCGTCTCCGTTAGGTGCAGCGACAGCTTTAAAGGCCTTCCTTTGTCTCGGCAGCAGGAAATAAACGGCTTAATTGAAAACGAGCAGGTAAGTACGTTTACGAGATATTGCGGCAAGCCGGACACTGTGGACGATTTGAAAAGGCGAAGCGGAAAGCTTACGCCGCTTATATTGAACAATTACCAGACGAGCCAGCCGGTAACGGCGGCGGTGCGCGACGCGATTATGAACCTTCCTACGATGGCGAATGTCCCAGGGCAGGATCCGTCAACGGTCAATATGGTTACTCCGAATGTTTGGATCGGCCCTACGGAAGCTGCGGCTATATACAGCCAGAAGGGGCTTCCTGAAACGATTATTAACAAAAAAGGCAAGTCGCCGCTTTTGAACGGCGTGAGGATTAAAAACCCGCGCCTGTCGCCGAAACAGATTGACACAGTTAATGAGGACATGATGCGCAGCGGTTTTGCGGTGAAGGTGGTGGTAAAAGCGCTGTTGCATAGTTTGATATACGGCGGCGGGTTGACATTTCCTATATTTAAGAACGACAGCCCTGTTACCATGCACCTGCCTATGGAAGCGTTGTTGCGGTATGGTATTGTCGGCAAAGGGTGCATAGACCATTGGGTAACATTAGACCGATGGAACTGCGTGCATATCCCGAACTGGAATCCCTGCGCGGAAGATTTTGAATTTCCCAAGCATTATTATATTCCGTTCCTTGGGGCGCATGTTGCCGGAGAGAGGTGCGCGAGGGTAATAACTGCCCCGCAGGTCGGCTATTACGCCATGCTGATGACGCTCGGCTGGGGCATATCTGATATACCTGGCTGGCTTGAATCGGTTTACAACTACCACGCTGTCATGGCGGCAATCCCTACCATGATAAACCAAATGTCCCTTATCGTGCGCACGCTTAATGTTGACAGCTACTTAGCGACAGAAGGCTGGGATATGTTAAAAGATATTGATTTAATTAATACCGCTAAAATGCGCGAGTCGTCGCCTAACAACATGATCAATATGGACGTTATCGGCGACTTAAAGGCATTGCAGCGCGACTTTAAGGAAGTCCCGAACCTTGTGCGCCTCATACGGCAGGATTTGGGCGGGCGGTCTGAAATCCCTGAAGAACAGCTTTTCTCATGCGAAAGGGGCGCTTTTTCATCAGGCGATTCTTCGTCAGGGGCGCAGGAAAAACAGTGGGAGGGCGTAAGGGAGCTTCACCGCATTGCGTCTTCGCAGCTTAAAAATATTGCGATGATTGAAGTAGTTAATGCCCTTGGGAAAGACAGGGAAGTTCTTTCTGCCCTTCCGTATACGGCTATTGAATTTGACACGCCGGCAATACTGAACCCTGAAAAGCTGTCTGAAATTGGCACTAATTTCGGCCAGACGTTTTTTGATATTACTGGTGCCGGCGTTCCTATCGACGCAGGGATTGAAATTGCGCGTTCTTACAGCGCGGAGGCGTTTACTGTTAACTCTGATCTTTTGGAGAGGCTGAAGCAGTATCAGTCGGAAATAAAAGCGCGGGAAGAAGAAAAGCATAAAAAGGAAATGGAATTGATACAGGCGCAGATAGACTTGACTAATGAGCAAGCTAAACACGTAGGCGATGTTGGCGTTGCAGGCGCTAATACTGGCAGTACACATAAGGTAGGTAAGAGTACAGGGTACACACGCATGGAGCAGCATAAGCATGAGAAAACGCGGGGGACCAGCGCAAGGCGGCAGGGAAAGCAAAAAGCCGAAGGGAAAAAACTCATTTGAAATATTTTTATTTATTTTTGACCGAAAGTATTGACATTTGGAATTTACAGTGTATGGTGCATTAAGAATTTGCAAGGGGATAGGCGAAAGCGTATGGATGTTGTAGTTCAGGCGAATGATAAATCAGCGCAGCTTGCGGTTAAAGATGCCGTGTTGGCGCGTTCAGGAATTTATCTTTACTCTCATGCTGACGTTGTCCAGATGGGTTTGAAGCCTAAGCAGCAGAAAACGGTTTACCGCGAGTACCGTCCGGCAGGTGTTATTGTCCAGGCAAAAGATATGTTTGACTTGGTGCCCGTCTCAAAAGATCATCCCCCTACCAATATTTCAGAGGACAATTTTCACCAGTACGCTTCCGGCGCGGTCGGGGGCCCGATTGAGGCGGTGCCGCTGCCGGACGGCGAAATTGGCTTGAAGGGCAGGATAGCTTTTTTTACCCGCGATGCTTATGACCATTATATGTCGGGTAACAAAGAAACGAGCGCTGGCTATAGCAAAAAGCTTGTATATTCTGATGATCCTGATGCGGACGGGTTTGATTGGGTACTGACCGGAATAACATCGGTTAATCATATTGCAGTGTTGCCGGAAGGGCGTGGGGGAAGCAGTGTCCGTGTTATGGATAAGGCTGCTGAAATTAAAAGTAACGGAGGTACAGAAATGGCTGTTAAGGCTAAAAGCGGATTTTTGGCTTTCTTAGGCATAGGAAAGGCAAAGGACGAGAAATTTAAATTCTCGGAAGTGTTGTTGGGAAGCGTGGCGAAAGTTCACACTTTGGATGCCGCAGGGATTGAGAAAGAAGTCGGTTCGGTAATGGCGCACGTCAATACTTTGGGCGACAGCGAGGCGAAAGAAGTTCTGGTCGGCGCTGTAACGGATTGTTTCAAACATCCGGTTGAAGTTCTTGCGCAGAAAGAGGCTGTTTCTAAAAAGCTCGACGAGCTTTTTGTGAAATGCCAGGATGCTGATGTCGAAGTGGTAAACCGTATTCTTGATTCTGCAAGCGGCGATGAGCCCAAGGACAAGAAAGACGATGATGACGGCAAGAAGAAGGAAAAAACCGATTCAAAAGACAATGCCCCGTTTGACTTTGCGAAGGTTGTTGACGCGGCTGTCGAAAAAGCTGCCGTGGCGTTTGCGGAAGGGCTGGATGCGAGGATTGACGCGAGCGTGAAAAAAGCGCTCGGCCTTGTTGACGATAAAGATGCTAAAAAGGCTGGTGCTGATAATCGGGAGGCTGAAACGGTTTCAACGGATAACAGCGGAATTAATAGCGATGCTTCGTTTATTACACGCGGCATTTGGGGAGGTAAATAATATGGCGTATGGTTCGGTAGATCCTGGGCGGGTTGGCCCTGGTATGCCTTTGGATCCTTCAAATTTAGAGGATTTGTACAAGGGTAAAAATAGGACAAACGGTTTTCTTATGCGGAATGTGGATGGCCGTATTCCCGCGTTAAAGCAGCCTCTTGGGCGGTTGAAGATCGGTTCCGCAAATATATTGAACGATGACGGCATTGTGCCTTGGGGAAATGCTCTCTGGCGCGATATTGCTTCGATGGGTTCTACTCCTGGCACTGCGCACACGCAAAAGCCTGCAAAAGCCTTTTTGTGTGGCGTGTTGGAGTTTAACCAGGGGTGGCAAGCCGGGCATCCGGTTGCACCTCACGGGCTTCCTGACTACTCAAAAGGGACAATCATAACCAAGGGGCTTGTTGGGTACAAGACAGCAATGCCCGCTGTTGGAGGAGAGGATGATTATCTTGCGTACCTTAAAGGAGACGCAACAAAGAATGTCGCCGCTGCTCGCACGGTTTACAGCGATTGGATTGCCATGTTTGAGGCAGCAGATGACGGAAGCAGGCTTGCTATTTTCTTTGCCAACGACAGCGGGTTTCCGATTGTGGCGGTGGTGCCGAAAGTATTGCTTGCTACGGACGGCGACGAGGTTACGCCTAACACTGTCGATCCTGTTTTGGCAGGCGCGACGTTTGGCGGGTTTGCCGTAGTTTTTGAAAAAGAAAACGAAGCTGTTTTCTTCGACATCAATCTCTAAAAGGAGGGTTAGATAGATGCAAAGTTCAATCATTAATGTTTCTGGTCCTCTTTCGAGCTTGCAGCCGAAATGGGAACAATTGCTTTACGGTATGTATCCTGAACATTTCGACAATGGGTCAGTCGCAGCGATACATGTAGGGGCTAACGATCATGCAGCTGTCGGCAATAAAGGCGGTTATAAATTGCGCGGCAATGCTGTACAGCAAGGCGCGATGTATTTGGAACTGCCCAATAAAATGTTTCCGGCAAGGCTGATTGCCAACCCCGATGCACGTCTTGCGACAGTAACGACAAGGGTTGCCGATAAGGTGGCAGCGCACGCGCAGGATCGTGTAATGGAGCTTATGTCTAAAGGGAAGTCCCTTGAGGAAGCGCAAGCTGCTGTTGCGGACAGCATTGCAAAAATTGGGTATTTTGATCCCAAAATCGGAAGGTATGTTGCCGAAGCGGTTGTCAAAGGGGTCAACGATTCGATACTTTCCGGCTTGGCAACTCCATATTGGAACGTCACGCAGATACCGAAAATTTTCAAGCAGCCTTATTTGAAGGGCTATGCCGACAGGCTGGTTTCAAAAATGGGCGCTCCGAATGTGTGGGCAGACATTATTCAAATTTTTACTGCATCCTATGAAGGCGCGGCCAGGCTTTCCAATGTCGCGCACGCTTCGCAGCAGTTTAATACGTCTGTCGCGCCGAAGCGCAAGGTCGGGACTATGACTTCTGAAGTGATCAATCTTGTTATTGATTACGAAACGCAGTCGCCTGACGAACAGATGATTGCAGGGCAGGGCGCATGGCTCGTAAACAATACCTTCGGCGACATGGAGATATTTGCGAACCTTATGCTTGAAATCCTGATGAACACGCTCATCTATTTCGGTCACGACGAGACCGGTTTTGACGGCCTTACGCAGATTGCAATCCGTGACGACTGCTACAGCCAGTATCCGAGCAATCAGCCGACAGCGCAGTACCTTTGGGAACATGACGGCGCTGGCCCTGGCACTCCGGTCAACGATTCGGTAGGCGCGACACTGCTGCTTATGATTAACCATTTGATCGCAGACAAATGGCAGGAGCTTAATTTCTTGCCGACAGAGTGCAAAGTTAATTGCGGCACTGATCTTTACAAAGCGTTGAAGTTTTCCTTGCTCAATACGCAATACAACCAGAACAACCCGCTTTCGATTATCAATACGGCATTTGAGGCCGGAAATAAGATTGTCGGGACAATGGCTACCAATTCAGGCGACAGGCTGTTCAGCAATTTTGAGCTTTGCCCTGATCCGATGCTGGATGCCAATACCCCGTTCAACCCGACTGACGAGGACCTGATGATGATCACCTTCCCGACATTCCAGTCCGCGTTGGAAGTGGACAACGTGCTTTCTGATTTGGTAATGATGCCGACGCTGATCGATAAGATGTTCCTTCCTTCCGCGCCTGGGTATCGCGACGGCATTGTGCGAAGCTGCCTCAAACGGATTGGGAATTTGCTGTGCCCGATCCGCAAGACAGTCCATGTTATTACCGGCATGGGAAGAAACAGCCGGTACGTTGGGCCGTAAGGAGGTTTCATGAACGCTTTCGATCTTAAAAACTGCGTTTCCCATGAGGATCGCATATACGCATGGGATAACCGGACAAAATCAGTTGTAGAGGTTGAATTGTTTTCAGTCTCTATTAAAGAAGTGCCTGAAGAAGTGCTTAAAAAACTTCTTGCTTCCGCAAATAAAAGCGTCGAAGGAGGTAAATTATGAGCGACGTAAAATACAAGTACATTCAGAACACGCATAACGCGCCTATTACGTGCAACACACGAGGCGCTGACGGCAAGGTTGTCCTGACGAAAAAGTTTATGCCGACCTTAACGGAAAAGTTTTCAGGCAAGGTGCTGCACACCGGCTATGAGAGGCTGACCGAGGAGGAGTATGAAAGCCTGTGCAAGTCTTCAAGGACATTCCAAGTTTATTCAGGAATGACTGGCAAAGTTAAGCTCCTTGTGGCGCATGACGATCTTCCTGCGGAAGCGAAATCCCCGCATGAGGCCCTTGTCGATGCGCGTAAAGACGCGAGGATAGCCGCCGCGAAGATTGCCGAGCTTAACAATCAGATTGTCGCGCTTAAAGCCGAACTGCTTGACGCGCAGAACAAGTATAAAGAGCTTTCTTCTGCCTCTACCGATGACGAAAAACTTAGACCGTTAAATGACAGAATTGCCGCGCTTGAAGCCGAGAAAGCAGCGCTTCAAAAAGCTGTTGACGGGCAGAGGCCGCTTGAGGACAAGACTGCCGTATTACAGCCGGTTTTGAATAAGCTGGACGAGGTTAGCGAAGTGTTTGCGTCAAAAATTTTGGAACTGGCTGGAAAGGATAAGCGCGTCAGAGAGTTGGTTGATGCTTTCCGTAAAGAACGTAAAGACTTGCTCACGTTTGATAAGTAAAGGAGGAAGTGAGATGCCTGATAGACCAGAAGGTTTTTAAAAATGGATGCGATATTTGTAGATGGCAAACCGGCGCGGATTACAGTTTATGATTTTCGTCGTTTCCATCTGCAATCGTTTCCGGCGTTAGCGGACGAGGAATATAACGATCTGATCGCTGACGCTATCGACACTGTGTATACCATTTTTGCAGGGGTGTCGGAGATGTGGGATATGCACCGTAACAAACAGGTTTGGTTTGACAAAACGACGCTGTGTTACAGGCTGTTAACCTGTTGGTACATAACCGACAGGTATCCTGCATTGTCGCCTAGCTATACTTCGTTGAACGGGGTGCCGTTAGAGCAAAAGAAGGTTGACGGCGTTATGTTGAAGTTTCAGAGGGAGCTTGCAAAGTATTCATCATCGGAAGGGATGTTAAATCCGATGATGGGTTTGCGGAGCAATGATTTTGGCCGCAAGGCATTGATGATGTTGCAGACTGCGCCCAAGCGTGCTTTGCTGCGTTTGGAACGGTTTGTTTAATTCAAGGAGGATGAGGATGGCAGAAGCAATGAAATATTTTTCTACCAAGTTCACTGTACAGATGATGGGGGCGCGGTTTATCCCTTCGGTATGCTACAAGTTAGATGAAATTATTGCGCCGACTGTTGCGAAATTAGCCGAGGCAGGGGAAGCCCGTACGTACCCTGAAAAAGTGCGGTTTGTGAACGGCGTTCCGATACCGGTAAAAAAGCCTGAAACAATACAGACTTCTTCTGAAGTTAAGAAATCTCCGGCTGCTGCCGGTACAGGCAAGCGAGGCGGCAAAAAGGATTTTGAATAATGCCTAGTTACGGGGACATGCTTGTTGCATTTACTGAACTGCTGGAGCGGTATGAGGTTTTTAAGATGCAGCCCCGTACTGGTGGAGGTTATGGCGAGCGCTATGACAAGCGCGAAGTTGAGGGTTATTGGTCGTGGCGCAAGCAAAGCAAAATGGATGAGGAAGGCGGTTTAAGGATTCCTAATCATCAGGCAACGTTTTGGGTGCGCAGCTATTTTAAGGGTAAAAAGGTTTTGATTGGCCAGAACGATTATGTTGAGATTGACGGCAAAATATTTGTCGGCATTGACGATCAGCCTTTTACGGTAGAAGGCGGCTTCATTAAATGTTTGATGCAGGGGTTGGCAGGGCCGACTGACAAACAGGTTACTAACAGGAGGGTTGATGGGGCTATTGCAGCGGACTATTAATGGAACACGGTTTTACCGTCCTACTCTTGCAGACCTTACTAGAGGCGATAAAAAAGGGGAATTTATGTTCGCGCAGGGGAGTTTGGACAAAATCTACAGGCGTAATACAGAACTTGATGTCCCTGATTTTGATTTTGTGGCACCGGACACGCGGCATCCTATCATGACGCGCCGGATCGCAATGCGGTATTTAAACAGGCCGGAGGATTTTCAACCAGAGTATTTCAATATGGGCGCGTTTCAGATAACATATAATTTTTCGCGTGCCATTCGTAAAAACACTTTCCCCACAAGAGCTTCATTTCCGCTTAACCCTAAGCCAATGGGGGAATACGGCGCGTTTGGATGGTCGTTCAGGATGCTTTATGAATTTTTATGCGAGGCGTATAACGGCGGTGTCCCGTTTATTGATACATATTTTGACAGGGTTTTTAAGACAAGGCCGGTATATGCGAGGTTCCTATCTATTTATGATGACATTCAAGACGACATCAACAATGAGCAGTTTGAATTGTTTCAGGCTGTTCCGCTGAAAGCTGACGGCACGCCGGATATGCGGTACGCGGCATCAAAGAAGTTTATGGACTTCAAAGTGTGGCAAGACAAGATTGTCAAGCAAGGCTGTAAAAGATTAGCCGCTGATATTCGGCATGACATAGAGGTTTGCCTGTCTACAGGGAAACTGCCTTTGCAAGGCGGCCACGAAAACAGGTCAGTTTCGCGCAAAACAAAAAAGATTCGCAGCGAATTTGTCGGGCTTGATCCTTCAAGATTATTTTATGCTTCAGGCTCGCTTATTAAGCATTTGAACGTATATATCGAGATAGGGGATAAAGCAGCATGAGAAACGCGGAAATAAAGTATGAGGGAGTTACGTTTGACAACGTTCGTGCGGCGTTATGCGCTACATATTTTTTGTATGAAGGTATGCCGCAGGAAGAGTGGTACGAAGCGCTAAAGTATGTTGTTCCTATGCAGCATAACTTTGAAAGCCCGATTGAGCCTGGCAGCCAAGATACGTGGATTCAGTTTTGGATTGACGAGGATGATAGGATAACTCAAGACTATAACACCGGCAATCAGAATCAGGCTGTAAAGCTGGCAAGGATAACAGTTAGGTTTTTGGGCGCCCGTGCGGAGGTATGGGCAAAAGCGTTTCACCATTTAATAAAGCGTAAATCTGTTTCGACTTATTTTATGGAATTTTGCAATGCGACAATGCTTGATTATGTCAGCCCTATTGTTCCTATGAATGTTGACTACTTTGGCGTAGGCAACACAACTATAGCGCATGATTTGAGTTTCAATTTGCAATATGACGAAAATATGGAATTTGACTGGGAGCCGCTTGATTATATTTCTATGTCAGACGGAAAAATAAACGGATCAATATCCACGGGAGGGGGAAATGCCTGATCTATCAATTCAGATTAAGTCTAAAGACGGGTGTACTTATATATTTGTGCTGCCTGAAAAACACTGGTTTAAGTTTTGCCCTGTTACGGAACTTCCACCGGACGTAAAAGACGTTGTCGGTGAAATGGAAAATGAAGCTTGCCGTTTAAAAGGTACGGCATAATAAACATGGGAGGTTAAAAGGATTTATATTAAAGGATGCTTTTGCAGGTATTTGTCGCGGAAGGATTGTGCTTCTTCAGGCGATGAAAACCGTCCTACGACTTGACCGGCTTTAAACTGGACTAGCCAGCGGTTGCCGTGGGTAGCTTTGGTAACGTACTTCATAGGGTGCGTTATTATACCGGGATCGTAAAGCTTTTGTATTGCAGGGGTTCCAAGAGCCAGTTCTGAAGCGTATAGATCATACCGCTTTGGAAAATTGAGGACTGCGTACCGTTTATGAAAACAAACAGCGGCGCGGTCACGGGCGTAAGCGGCTTCCTTTTCAGTTTTGAAAGTGCCGACGTTAATGCGTTTGTTATTTGCTACGATGTGTGCTTGGTAGCGTTTGCATTTGTCAAAATTAGAAACGGGCCTAACGCCGATATATTTTGATTTTGTGCTGTGTTTTTGGTTCCATACGTTTTGTTGGTGCGTTGCGGGGCGCAGGTTTTCCCGCAGGTAGTTGAGCTTATTTCGGTCTTCGTGATCGAGAAAGCCGCCTTTTGGTTTGAGGCGCTCGGTAAGCAGTGTTAGAAGCCTGCTGTTGTGTCCGAAACGGATATAACCGCCTACGGTTTCATGGATTTTATGGTCCTTAACAAGGTCAAAGTCTTCTGGCGAGCAGATGAAGACATTGCCTTTTTGTGTAAGGGCGTACACTACGTTGTGGTGTACGGAAGGGGTTCTTCCTATAAAAGGGGGAAGAATTTCAAGGGCTTCGTTGTATGTCATGCCTTAAGCATACAACGATTTAATTATAATGTCAATACTAGCTGCAAGGCAATGGAGGGTGAAATTATAAACTATAATTACGTGGGGTCCATAGCGGAGCGCAAAATGCACTTTGCGAGTTCAGTAGAGGTGATCATTGACGAAAAGAACGAGTTGTTTAATGCAATTTCGATCTATGTCCCTGCATCGTTGGCTGCGGCCAATATAGTCGATTGGGATCCTGCATGGGCATCAGCAGACAGACCTGCGGTGTTTACGTGCGTCCTGAATAACTATAAAGAGATAATGAAGGGAAAGCTCCTTGATCAGTGGCAGGATGTGTTCCGTATGGACACTAACGTTTCGGTTATTCTGTACTTGGTTGTGTTTCAAGACGACAACAGTACAGCCGCAATGTGGGAAATAGACGATGCGAGCATCAAGTTCAAGCCGCTTACAGACGCTTTCAACAAGCTGTTCCATATTTCCTATCCAAAAATGCTGTTTGACGAAGACTACGATGGGAGGCCTGTTCAACTGCCGTCTGTGCCTGGCACTGCCGCGTCTGCGCAGGTACGGTTTTCAAATCAGACAGGCGCTGACGTTTCGCTTCCGGCGGATACATATATGTTCAACGACGGCGTGAAAGACTGGGTAATCCCCGTGCCTGACGCGGTTGTTATTCCGGCTGGCAGCGGCCAGACATTAGGCGCGGCTGCCACAACGGTTGGCGATAATGCAGCCCTTACAGTCGGGCCGATGACGCTTGGGGATATTTCTCCTGCGGTTCCAATAGAGCTTACTGTCAATGTGCTTGCCGTAACCCAGGGGACTAATCCGTCTCAAGGGCCGATTACGGTGCCTTCAAAGTTTTTTGATCTTTCTCTTTGTCTTGCTTATTTATGCAAGCTGAATGTGCAGCTTTCATATTTTATCAACATGGTCAAAATATCTTATGTGGATCAACAGCCAAATCCTAACGATAACTGCTGGATTAGGCTTAAAACTTCCGCAGAGGAAAAAGAAGCCATGTTGTCTATTATCAGCGGGGACAGGACAAAATATTATTGGGGAGCGTTGTTCCTTATGAATTGCGTACTCAATACATGGACATTGGCACATTCCGAACCGGTAAATATCATTCCGTTGATTTTTGCCGCATGGTTTGGGCTTCGCAACTCGTCAGGGCAGTACGTAGGGAACAAGCTTTCAATGCTTCGTTTGCGCGGCACAAGGATTAAGCCGCTTGGTTTCCCGTCTTGGCTCAACAGCGAGATTAACGAGAACGACGCGAAAGGCTTTGATCTTTTGGATGCAAAAAACGTCGGCTATCTGTGTACGATTTCAGACAACACTCCGCAGGAAAGCTGCGTGTCGAGCGCGAGGAGTATCAGCGGTATGCCTGTTGCGGCTTTGATGATTTCAAAGTTTGTTGACTACACTTCGTCCCAGCAGTGCGCGAGGCTGTTGACAGATTCCGAAACATTGACAAATCCGGTATTGACGAATGAAGAAGCCTATACGCAAATTCAGGACATACTTTTCAAAAACCTTCTTTTATTTACCGGAACAAAGCGCATTTCAAATGTCCAATTAAAATTTCCTCCATTTCCGATGGCGAAAGTCAGCCTTCGGGCGTTGGTGGCAACCGGATCATGGGAAGCATCGTATACCGATGACTTGGATGAGGTAACAGTGACTGGCGGCATTACCGCTGCATAATTAAAGGAGGAAAGCAATATGGCTTTTGGAAATAATAGGTCTGCGTCAAGGCCGCGTGCCAATTTTCAGGCAGCGGGCGGGACGATTGTAAAGTTTAGGCATCCGTTTTTATCGGGGCAGGTAAGCGGCGCAAGCCCTGTGGACGAGATTGACGTGTCGCGGGCTCTCCGGCTTAACGAGACGTTTCTTGACGCCAATCCGGTGCAGGACAACGCGATTATGGAGCCGCTGGTTGACGGATCGGTAATTACCGTCACTAACCATATGCTTGCCGGTGAATTGACGCTTCAGGCGTTGAGGACTACCGGATTGGTCGGCACAGGTGATCTCATTGCGGCGCTGCATTTGGTAATCGCGTCAAAAGATACCACAGGCGGCACGCTTACTGTCATTGAAACTGTCGATGAAAAGCGCCTTGTGACTATTTTTTACGGTGTTTCATGCAAGCGCGTGCCGCATTTGAAGAAAGCCGGCAATGCGGTTGTCCCTTACCCTGTCGTGCTGAATTACGCGGGCTGGGTTCAGGGAGTTTCCGCAAACCTCGCTGTCAACGAAAAAACCATTTGGGCTGTCGGCAACAAGCTCGGAATCAAGAGCGTATACAAACCGTTTGGTATTCAGGAAGCTGAAAATCAAAATAACTTCTACGGGGGCGCTCCTCTTTCCGCTTCTGTTACAGGCGTTGGCGCAAACAATGGCGACAGCAGTTCTGGCGACGTTGACGACATTGCCGCATTGCCGGATCCATTGGCTGATGGAATGTCAGGTACTCCTGCACCGTCTACAGTCACATGGGCACCGTAAAATAGGGGTCCCACAGGCAGCAGGTATGTGGGCTCCTTGGCTCATCTGCTGCCTGTTCTTATTTTTTACAAGGAGAACAAGGAGTTTACATGCCGGAAAAGACTATACAGGAAGCTGTAAAGGAAATACCGAAATCATTTATTCTCGATGCGTCTGTTTTGGATATGCAGGAAACATACGAGATAATGAAGGAAGATATAAAGCAAAACCGTATCGAGTTTCAATTTGTTGAAGGCTTGAACCAGGTTGACCTTATCGAAGAGTGCCGTGCGCTTACGCAGGTTGACGACTTTGATACTATGTACGATCTTACGATGCAAATGCTTGAAGGCAAACCGCTTCTTATCTTAATAAAAAACCTTGACGGCTCTAAAACGGTGCTTGCAAGTTTTCAGGTAACTGACCGTTACATGAATTTACGCGGGGATGAAGCAATTAACCAATACCCGATACTGGTCGTATGGCTTGCAGAGTTTATAAGGGCATATATCTCAAAAAAATTTCCGCTGCCTGGGAAAAGTCAGTCGCAGCCGCAGGCAGCCAGCAAGAAAACGAGCGACAAGAGGAAACGGAAGGAAAAAACAACGACTACATAATAAAATCCAATTTCGGCGATTCCTTGCTGTTTGCTTGTTATGAATTTATTCACGAAATGCACATGAAGCCAAAAAATTATTTGGAACTGTTTGAGTTTCTGAAATATAACAAAACAAAAAACATTCTAAAAGAGATGGCGATTGCCGCAATTAAGGCAGGATCAGGGAATGGATAGAACTACGTCAAGACGGATATTTAATGAATTTTCCTCTGAAATTGATCTAAACAGCCCTGACGGCATTATGCGGTCAAGCGAAGTAGACCGCTATATTGATAACGCATTAAAGCCGCTTTTTGAGGAAGGAAAAGCGTTTAAGCGCGTCAGCATTAACCGGCGCACCGGCACCAGAACTACGCGCTATTCCTACCAAGGCGGGAAAAACATTCAAGACAGCATTAACGCGGTTCTTGGGAATATGCACGATGCCCTTGGCTATGACGTTGATCCTGCAACAGGAAACGTAAAAGGCACAGCCGCGCCGCCTCCAATGTCAATAACAAGCCAGGGAAGGCATACTTATAACGAAACCAGAGAGCGCATATTAGACCCGCGCACTGCCGCGTCCATTAGGGCTCAAGCTCATAGGGTAGGCGGCATGTCCGCTACCGACAGGGCTTCAGGCTTTACGACAACGCTCGTGCGGGCTGGCCTGTCCGGCGAGACACGCGCAATGCGGGCTTTGGTTGATAATACGGACAGGAGATACCTTGCAGGCGAGCTTCCTTCTTCTGCTTTAGCAGACGGTGCAAGCCCTGCGACTATTGAAGAACGAGCAAGGGCGCAGGTTGCTCGGCAAGCTAATATTCGTGATGCCAGACAACAGGCTGTAGCTGACTATATTCGCCTTAATCCTGGAAGCCAGCTTGCTATTGATGAAGCTGCAAGGCTTCAAAGGGTAACAGACAGGGAAACCAGGGCGAGGGTGCTGGCTGCGGAAAGGACCCCTGGCACGCAGGAATTTGATAATAGGGTATTTAGAAATATAAGGGCAAGTGCGGCACGGCAAAGGGCGAAAGAACAATTTATTGAAGATAATCCTGACAGCAATCTCGCAAGAAAACAAAAAGAAGCTGAAAAAAATAAAAACCAAGCAAATCGAGATGGGGCTGCGTCAATGGCTGTCCATGTTGGACGAATGATACTAATTAATATACTTGCGGCAGTTGGTCTTGTTGTTTCAATTCTAACTAGAATGTATCGTCATTTAAGCGATGTTAAAGATTTGGTGAGAAAACAAAGTCTTGAAAGTGCTTTCTATAATATCCCTAGAGAGCAGTTGGAAGATTACCGAAGGTTTGCGGTTGGGCATGATCTAGATCAAGACATATTTGGAAAGATATTTGGTAAAATAGTTGAGCGGTATTCTCTGCCAGATCAATTAGATATAAATTCTTTAGGTCTCTTAGCTCCATTGATGCGTGGCGGAACAGCACATCTATTAGGACTTATTACTAGAGCCAAAGATTCTCCTGACGAAATATTTGACGAAATAATGAAAGCATCTATTGACACGGTAATGGACAAAAGAAATGCTACAGGTGAAAGTTACGATAGCCATAGTAGAGCATTTGTTGATGTACATGAGAGGTTGCGTAAGTATGATGCTGATTTAGCTAAAGTGTTTGCTATATGGTATAGAGATGCCGGACCTGTTTCTCCTGCTTCTGGCACTACAGTAAATAATTGGAATGATTTTTATAATAGTAGAAAAGGAAATCCAGGTAGAGAAGTTGGGCAAAATGACCCAGCAACAAAAACAGCGGCAGAGGAAAACGTGCAAAAATGGAACGAACTTGTAGCTATTTTTGATGCGATGAAGACTAACTTTTTTGAAAAATTATTAGGCTATGTAGAACATATTGTTGTGTATCTTCGTAATCTAGCACGCGAGAAATTTGGAGGATACCTTCCTGCGTGGGCGGCTTCTGAACAAGCACAAGCAATTGCAGATCAAACGAAAGCAAAGGTAGAAATTGAAGGTTGGCTTAAAGATAATGAAAGTGCTGTTGATAGGGCATTTCAGATAGGTATAGGTAAAACTGTATATACAGAAGAAGATAAAAATATATTTATAGGCAGGTTTAGACGTGCTGCTAGCGGTGATCTTACGGCTATGGATGCAAATACATACAATGCTGTGGCACCGATTTTGAATATGTATCTGCATAATATTGACATGGTAAAAACAATTAACGAAAATTTAGCAAAGGCTGAAACTGATGATTATGTGTGGCATATAGCAGGGCTTTCGCCAGCTTCAAGAATAATGGCTGCGGGTGATCAGTATTTTGCTAGTGATTTAAGACGACGACAAGCAGCGACGCGTGTGGAAAAAACTGGCGGAGTTCCAATAAATATTATTCGCGGTGATACTGGTTTTGTAGCGATTGATCAAGGTCGCAGCAATATAATGGATGCTTTAAGTCGTACTATAAGAGCAATTGATAGGCAGCCAAGTAAAGGTTTATCTCACGAAGAAATTAATAGACGGGAAGAAATGAACGTACAGTTAAGAACTCTGCATGAATATATGCAATCAAATAGAAATACAGGTTTAATTGATGCGATAGCTGATATTGGGTGGGATAGGAATACTATTAATGATATAACTGATCTAATCGATTCATTACCTGAAGGTGCAATAGTACCTATTTATATACGTGGGTTAAGCAACCCAGATAATGCGTTTGGCAATGCTTTAAAACGTATAACAGGTGCTGAAGGTGTTGCAGTGCTACGGCCATCGGGTGATATAGAAGCGGCTGGAAGGGTTCGAGAGAATCATGAATTTCAACAACGGCAAATGGTCGAGGAGAGTATTCGGCAGGCTATTCGAGACAATTACAATAGTCAGTTTATGGATATAACAAGTTTTGTACGCGCTGGAGGAGATGTTAATATTACTCGTGCCGAAAGTTCTCCAATGGAACTTATACTTAAACTTGAGCTAAACAATAAAAAACAGCCGCCTATTAATATACCTAGCGGAGGTATGCTTGATCTTACTGCGATTGTTGAAAGTATTCAGAAAGCCGGAATTGGTGATTAAATTATCTGATATTAGAGGTGTATGTTAAAAGTATGCCGTTTGGGTGAGGAGAAAAACTTACATTGAAAAAACGCGCTACTTTAAAGTTATCCCAGTCATGCCAGACATATCCATTTACATACGAGTATGTTTTGCTGGGCGTTCCGTATAAAGCCACGAGGCTGTTGAATAAGTCGCGCTGTTCCTGTGGGGAGATGTCAATGTTATAGCAGATTCTTTCGCGTCTTTCCTGTGTATTTAAACCGTCTGTAGTTTCACGCACAAAAACATAAGATGGAAAAGGGGTATTAATGACATATTCAACTAAACTGCCTTCGACTTTTACTCTTTGCGAACCAGCATACTTTTCAAATAGCCATCCTATTGGAGTTCCTATAATATCTCTTACCTGGCTATCCATTAATACGGAAAGAGTATCCATCGGTATTAGATCATCCGCAAACAACGGAAATGTACTTAATACCGTAGCTAGTATAAATATTCTCTTCATGTCTTTAATTATAGTTGTTTCTCCGCTTTTTTCAAGCTATTTTCGCCTTAAACTATTGACTTTTCAAATTTCTGTGGTATAAGAAATGAACTTTAGCTTTTAGGAGGAGGTCTGATTATGCCGCGCCAGCCCTATCGGCGGCAAGGCAGAAATTCAACGATCAGTCTACGCGGTGATCGTTTTCCTTGTACAGGCGAAGCAATTCTGCTGCAAATTCTTCGGCCTCCCAGTCCAAGTTTTTCAGGTTGGGGCTATAGGAACCGCTTAAGTCACGCTCAGGCAGTTGATCCGTGTGAAGCACGATATGCCCAAGTTCGTGCGCCATTTTTTGGCGAATCTTCTCAACAGGCTCCCTTTGCAGCTTGCCATCGACCATCATGTTTTCACAGAGCGCCTCAGGCAGCGATATAATTAATTTGTCATCTACTTTAATTACCCTGCCGCCGTCAGTATCCTTCATCGGCACATAGTCGATAAGGATGTGATGCTTTCTTGATTTGAGCGTTCTTTCGAGCATTCCTATCTTGGCCATCGTCTCGTCAACCAAAGCGGTATTTTTTTCTCGAGCGGCGGTACGCAAGGTGTCTTTCAAATCTGATATTCTCTGCTTATTTGCGTCCATGCTGTCTGTTATTAATAATTTATCGCCGCCAAACACAGCGTGGGTCAAATGATAGTCAAACGAAATATCATAGACTCTTTTAGCCCTAGCCCTAATGTCTGTTTTTCTTTTTTCCATCTCTACGGCAGTCATGCTTACCGCCATTTCAGTTTTATCACAGCGGACAGCACGGCTTGGTAGTCGGTTTGAGTTACATTACCGCTATCGCCGTCGCATCCGGCAAGGATAGAAATATTTGGAAACTGGTCGATCAAAAACTTGAGCTTTTCACCGAAACCTCGGAGGGGTGTAAATTCCTCTATTATCCCGTCAGCCTCTTCTTCCGTGTTGGCTAATGACACCATCGTCTTTATTACGTCATTTCCGATAGGCATATAGCAGCCCTCCGATATTCTTTTCGGCGCAATATTCAGCTAAATTGAGAGCGGTTTTTGCGGGATTTTTTAAACGGTGCGCATCATTGCCACCCGCAAACCTTGCAATGCTTAAGCTTGCAGAAACAGGGATATTCATATCCCTTAGATTTTTCATATCGGCCTCCTGAGTTAATTTATAACCTTGATTGTATAATACTTTAAGCGTTTAGTGTAAGATTTTTTAAAATTTTTACTAAAATTCTACCCAAAAAAGCTGTAAAATTGAGGTTTTGACAGCGGGCTGGCTGTTTTCTTGGTATTTTTACCCAGTTTTGCCTATTTTCTATTTATTTTCACCCCAAACTATTGACTTTTTGAATTTTCATGGTATCACGTCCTATGAGGTATTTTCAAGGGGGAAGGCTATGCCTGGCGGCCCTGTAAACGGCGTTCCCTGGACCGGTATAACTTCTTTAGTCGGCAGCGCGGGAATCGCTTCGGCGGCCAGGCGCAGCTCCGATCCCAGCGAGCCCGCAAATATCACCGGCATTGTCGTCCCCACTGTCCTTCAAATGGCGACTGATGCGCTTAGTTATTGGACTAGCATGACATGCCTGTACGATCCGTATTGGGAAGCAAGCCCTGAAAAAGTTACGCTTCCTATCTGCATGTTCCACGTCAAAAAAATAGTGCCTACAAGGGCCGTCGAAGTTTCAAAGAAGCGCGTGATTTTGTACGAGCCGCAGCAGGATGAAAAAATGGACGCGAAAGAAATGTCCGACCAGATGCGGCGCGGGGTTATGCAGACTATTGTGGACAACGCCGTGAAGCAGCCTACCGCGTACAATATGGAAATTATCGTCCCCTTTCAGCCGATAGGGCGCTATGTAACTGACGGGGCTAAAACAATTTCGGATATGGTTGCCGCCATGTCTGATTTATTGGGCGGCGGCCTCCCAGGCGGTTTTACGGATTGGTGGGAAGGGATTTTTTCTTCTGTTTTTTCATTGGTAAAAATAGCGGGGCAGGCTGCGGAGTTCGCTGGAAAACTGCCGAGCATGAACGGGGCTTCGTTTATCAATATGAATTCGCTTGAAGCTATGGCCGACAGTTGCCGCACGCTCTGCATGAAAATGTGGACAGGCTATGATTACAAATATGTAATGATCACGGGAATGTCGCCTGATAAGCAGCCTATGGAAGACGATGTGTTCCGCGTGTCGCTTACGCTTAAAGAAATGCCGGTACTTGCAGTGTCCCGCCCCAAGAACCCCAAGCCGTCAACTATTGACCGGAATTGGGCTGTTACGGCTATTAGTGCGGTACAGGGTGCCTTAGTTTCGCCGCTGATTGCAATAACAGGCGTAAAAAAAGCTGCCGGAAGCGATATGTCCGCTAAGGATATGATTAGCAAGATGTTGGGAGGATGATCATGGAAGTAAATCTGAAATCGGAAATGTTCGTGAATAATAAATACGCGACTTCTTATGGCAATAGGGAAGCCTTGTTTACGATTATTGACGAGGAGTTTGCCGGTAATAATAACTTGGGCAGAATTAACAGAATTACGGTCTTGGTACGAATACTGGACAGGGCTGGAAAAGAGTTGGGCGCGAGGTTGTGTACAACCGTTATCGGGTTGGGAGACGGGTTTGTCGGTGTCTATAGCGAAAATCCTGAATTAAAAGGAAAGGTTATGACGAAAGACAATATGGAACAATGCACAGTGGTGCTGTACGAAGATGAGTAATATTATAGGCGGGTCATTTGTAAAGGAAGGCAAGCAAAGCCTCGAAGTTACAGGGGATGATCTGTTTGATAAAATTATTAATCTCAAATTCATTCGCAGGAGCGGAAGGAGTTTTACGCTCCGCAGCGACTATGAAACCGTGCATCACGCAGACGGCACGACAAGTTTTAAGAGATGCACGCAAAAGCCTGACATTAAAGTTGAATATAAACAGGTAGCGGAAAGCGTTGCTATAGAGGTTGATATTCGCATAACTAATTTTTTCGTTGGGGATGGCGATAAAGAAAGCACTGAAAGCATGAATACGGTTATGGGCGATCCTGTGCAATGGTGTATTATTCAAATGGGCTACAGGGCGCAGTTTCCGAATTGGACAGACTCTAAGTATAAGAAAAACATTTCGCAGTTCTATGATTTAAATAACAGTACCTTGAATTCTGCCGATGAGGTAAGGCGCGGAAATCAAATATTGGTGCAGATACTTACCGGCTATCCTGAATCATACCCGCCTGACAAAGTAACGTACTTCAAAGGGATTATAGGCTCTATGGAAACCGGCTTGCGTTGGAACCATACTGAAGCTGATCTTGTTAAAGGTTACGGCGATCCTGAATTTCCTGCGGAGTTTTCGGAAATAGAAGAAGTTTTATTCCAGTTCGTTACTCGCCGTTTTATTAAGCCGAGCGTTTTGCATATTGCAGAAACCAAGCGTGATTTTACAAACCAAGAGGCGCTTGCTGCTATGGAAGGTAAAAAGTTTGAGCAGCGTGTAATAGTTTACCAGTATGACAGTTATAAAGACCCTGGCAGCGATGCTATATCGAGGCTTCAAACTTCGGCTGCAAATATTGTGGAAGGTTCAGACGAGCCGAACAACGAGTGGAAAGAACTGCCTATTTTGGATAACGGGATTATGTCAATCGAAACCGCTAACAAATTCGGTATAATTTGCGCGGTCTCAAGAACATTGCGCAGTATGCGTGCTAACGCGCTGTATGGTTACGGACTTACTCCTGCACAGGCTGAAGCACTGCGCCCTATACCGCCTACGCCGTACAACGATATGCAAAACAAATTAGGCGCTCAACTGGTTTCGTTGCAGCAGCATTATCCGTTCCTGCGCTGGTACGAGCTTATGGACGGTAGTTTTTATTTTTACCACGAGCAGGATACCGACGAGGATTTATGGAATGATCCGTTTATCAAAAACTTGCAGAAAAATAACGTGGTGTTCCTTCCTGGCGTATACGATATGACACCTTCAGGCACAAGGGTTATACGCTGCCCGTTTATTTCTTTTTTAAGCCCTATGATGACGGTGTTATTTCAAAGCCGGTTTACTATTGGCACTATGGTAAGCTATTTTTACCCTCCAAAGACAAACGCTTTTTTGGTTATTATTGCAAATGTTGCTTTTGCGACTGTTCAGGAAGATAACCTAATGGAACTTATGTGTGTCGATCTTCCTCCGCAGGAAGTGGATATAGACCCTGTAACAAACCAGGTAAAAATACGCGAAGACGACACACCGGACGAAGTGCCTGAAGTTGCGCGTATGCAGCAATACAGAAATATGCAGTGGATTGAAAAACAGCTAACGGTTGTCATGCACCGCACCGGCGCGTTGGATACTGAAAGCCGCTGGGAAAATATTGTGCGCAACGATGTCCTTGCGGATGTAAAAATAGACCGTTGGCCTGAAGGGACAGAGGTTACGGAAAAAATGGCGCTTGAGGCGTTGAAAGAGTGGAACCCTGACTATTTTGATCCTAACGGCGATTATATGGCAAGGAGCGACAGCGCTCATGGCGAGTCTATAGAAAACCGTCCGTCCGGCATTGGAGGGCGCACGGGCATAAAAGTGGCGTGGCTTAAATTAGGTGATAAAATTATTGTCCGTCACCCGTTTCAAAGCGATTATCCTGAAGATGAAAAGGTGGAAGTGTAATGGATTGGAGCGCTTTCCAGCTTAATAAGAACAACACACGCACAAATTATAACAGCCACATCCATGAAACGCCTATCGTCCAGTACGGGCGGGTAATAAAAGTTATCGACGTGCAGACAGTAATTGTCGAAGCCATCATACAAGTTTCATTAGCAAAAGAAGTTTACACCGTTACTTTATTAAACCTTTCTTCTGCCCTTTTAGAAATAAACGCATGGCCGAAGTTAGGTGATACTGTTCTGTTGCTGTTTTTGCAGCGGTATGATCCAAGAATGTTTGTGCAGGAAACGGTAAATAACCCTAATGCTGTGGGGTATAATAAATTTTCCGGTGTCGGCATATTAGCGTCCGCTGTAAAAGGGTTTGCGAAAACTATAATGCAATTTTATGAGGACGACGGAAAACCTGTTACGGAAACAAGAAGCGCTGCAAAATGGCTATCAACATTTAATGCGGAATTAACGCTGACGTTTTGCCGCGCCGTTTTTGACAGCGAGGACGAGGCGTTAATCAGTATGACTTTCGGCGAAGGCCGCCCGTTCATACAACAGTTCCTTTCAACCGTTACGAAGGAACACGGCTTTTGGAAAAACTCTGAAAATGAATTGGTTGAGCTTGACGCGGCGGTTACGGAAAAATACAGCATCTATGCACCTATCACAAAAGACATTCAGGGTTCGCAGACTATAGATGTCGGGCTTGGTATGAATAAAGACGGTGAGCCTGTAGAAACTGACGCGCCTGTTACGGAAACAACTCATGGAAAAGCGCCGGTTACAAAAATTATCCGCAGCCCTCAAGACATAACTATAGGCATTGGGAATGACGAGACAGGCGACACGGAAGAACAGCGCGATGCTGCGATAAATATTCAGTTAGGTGAACAAGCGGATATAACTTTAACCAGCGAGTCCGGTGTTATAGCAGAAATTGAACGTGATGTAGATATTTTAATACACAGCAACGAAACAATTAACATTGAGGGGGACAAGGAAGAAGCGGTACAGGGATCGGCGAAATATTCATCTATTGACACGGACATTAAAAGCACCGCGCCGATTGGGCTGAATGACGGGCTTTACGCCACGGGGTTAAGCCCTTATTTAACTGCGGAAACGGCTGCTGTCGCCGCTCTTAAAACAGCGGCTGCGTCAGCGGCAGCGCCCCTAGCGATTTTGGACGCTTTATCTGGCGGCACAGGGCTTATTAGCGGTTTAGGCACGGCGATAGCTGCGTTTTGCGCGGCAATTGAGGCCGCCGATGCGGCGGCCCATACAGGCATATCAAAGGCGGTGAAATAATGGCAATGGATGGCGATGTTTTAGGGGCGGCGATAGCGCAGGTGCTTATTGGCAAGTCTACAATGCCGCCAACACCAGAAATGGTTTCTAACATGGCGGAATTCTGGCAAGCTGTGGCTGCTGAAGTTGTTACGCATGTGCAGGATAACGCGCAAGTATTGCCTGGTATTGCTGTAAGCGGTACGAGTGCGGTTGGTCCCGTTACAGGCAGTACCACAGGGCCAGGACAGATAAAATGACAACGGTAAAAATTCAGTTATTTTTAGCCGAAAGTATTGACTTTTGGAATTTTCATGGTACGTTTTTGCAGGAGGAAAATCGGGTATGGCATTGCGGGTCAAAAGCATAGACGAGGAAACGTCTGAGCTTGCAGATGTTTACGACGGCCTTATGCAGCCAAAAAAACTTTTTCGCAGCCACAACAATAAGCTTTACCTGGCATTGCGGGCTTACGCTGCCGGAAAAGTCGGGCTTACCGATGCCGCGCTCGCCCTCCACAACCGGTTTGACCCTCTTTACTGCGAGGACGCTGATTTGTATTCGACCGCTAAAATGGTAGGCACTGAATACAAGCGCGGAACAGGCAGCATACTTAGGATAACAGTCTTTAATAAAAATATTGGCGAAAGCAAGATACTTGCGGCAGGCATATATAATTACCTGTCGGCAAGCGGCATGGTATTTGCGTTTCAGTTGCCGAATGACTGGGAATTTAATCCTGAAGAAACAAAAGTCGTTATGGCTATCTCCCGCGAAAAAGGCAGCTTCCCTGTTGATGATATTGCGAGCATTAAATTGTTTCGTTCAGACAGCGGTTCTATCGACAGCGCTTTTTTATTTTCATGCGAGAGCAATAACGGGCAGCTTGGCTATCCTGACGAGACTCCCTTTGATTTCCGCACCCGTATTTTGAACGACGCGAACCGGCAAGATCATATAAGGGAGCTTGAGCTTAAAATCAGAAATTTGCCGAATATATTTGAGTGCAACATTGTCATAAATGACGACGTGTCGCCGCAGGAATATGACGGCTTGACGCTTGCGCCGAAAGAGTTGCTCATAACAATAACAGGCGTGCCTACGGATGAAATTGCGAATTTAGTTTGCGAGCATGTTGTTTATGACACCCATCAGGTTGACCCTGGCGATGTGGTTTATTATTGCAATGAATTACTGTTGAATGGCCGCCGTCCGGTTTATTTCCGTTACCATGATACTACAGATTTTTCATTGGCTATAACATATCAGTATGATGCCGACAAGTTAAAGACAACGCAGGTAGAAGACGCGATTAACGGTTTGTTCAGGCCGTATACAAGAATGGTTACGCACCAAAGCGAGATTGCCGAAAAAGACATTTATAAACTGCTCGATAAGTTAAACCTTCCGAATGTTAAAATTCTTAACGCGGATATTGTTAACTCCGACAGCGAGCAGGTGCCTTTTGTGCGCGTGCCGAAAACAAAGCTGCCGCGCTTGACCGGCATTGTCTTTACCGCTGTTGAGCGGGGGGATGCGGGATGAAACAGCCCTTTCGTTATTTCAGAGGCGAGTTTAACGGCGCGTATCTCTATGCTTTAGTTACATGCCCTAATTACGCTGTCCAAGATATTTTGGACGAGTTGGTGTACCATACGCTTTTTCAATGGAAACTTGAAGATGAAATCGGATTGGGCGAAATGGCAATAAGAAATGAAGACATTGTTAATATTGCGAAAATTGCAGGGCTCTTTCAAATGCGCTCCCACGGGCGGGTTTCTCTCGGCTCAACGTATTTTACGCAAAGCCACATAGCTAACGGCAAAGAGCGGAGCGAGCGCGGCCTTATGGACATAGAAACGGAAGGCTTTAAATTTGTCCGCAGGGAAAATGACGATTACCCTGACGACATTGTAAATGAAGCTTCAGAGAACTTGCGGATGGGGCTGGTGCCTGAAGGCACGGAACCTGTCGGCTACGTCCCGTTAGGCGTTGATATTTACACGCCTGAAGGCAAAATAATTTGGGACAATATTTTGTCGGAACCGCCTGATGACGGCACTCCTTATTCTGTATTTTACGGAGAAAGGTTTCTTATCTTTGAAGAATTTTTTAACAAAGAAACGCCGCTTACTATGGATATTTTTAAGCTGTTGATAGAGTGCGTGCAGAAAATACGGCATAACGGGCCGACAATTGCAGGTTTCATGGAAGTAACGCGGATACTAGGGGCCGGATATATTTACGATATTGAAATTGTGCCGTCCGGCAGGTACTACACTGTTTTCTACAGGGTGAATGACTTGAGTGAAGTAGAAAACAAAGATCGGCGGTTTGCGGCATGGGTTAATATCTGCACGCAAAAATTTAAGTTATTCGTTTTGGAAAACAGGGCGTAAGGAGGGGGCATGTCAACGCAAAGCGATATACAGCTTATTCAAGGTATTCTTGACGGCCTCGACAGGAATCCTGTGGCACGCTTCTCTTATACGCAGGAAGCTTTTGATCAGGACGACGTTGACGGCGTTGAGCTTTTTAACCATGCCGCAGGGCAAAACATACCGAAAGCAAGCAAAGCCGACTATAACCCTACAATCATTGACAGGGGCGTGCGCACGCAAGGCGCTTCTATCCCGCGCATGGGCTGGAACCATTATGTTGGCCGCCTGTCTTACAATTTAAATAAAACCGTTCAAAAACTGTTTTCGTTTTTCGGGGTATACAGGGCTAATCTTGCGCATAACGCAAACGACTACGACAGTTCGGCGCAGTATAAAAAAGGCGATATTTGCTTTGGCACAGAAGAAATAGACAGCGTAAAGGTTTACACATGGTATCAGCGCGTATCAAACTCGCCTGAAGTAATTTCAAACATACCGCCGACCGTCGCGCTCCATTGGGCGCAGATGCAGAACAAAACGCCCTTTTCTTCTTTGCTTCCGTTTTCCGCTCCTGGCTATAGGCATAAATATACTATAATTGATTTAACCGGCAGCCAGTATCTATCTAACAGCTATTATCCTGTGACTACAGTATTTCAAGATTATGACGCGCTGGCGGAAGGCTCGAAAGAAGCCGCCTTGCAGGTTCAGATTGAAGCGTACTGCAACGGGCAGATTGCAAGGACAGGCAGCCCGTGCCGTGCTGAATTTTCTATACTTTCAAAGTTCACAGGTTTCGCGGACAGCTCTACCGATATTTTGCTCAACCATTCATTTTTGAATACAGTGACCGGCGCTGCCCTTGATCCTCTTGCAGGGCCGATTGGCTTTTCAAAGCTTGTTAAGGGAAGGCAGGCTGTATTGTGGCTTCGCGGCGGCACAAAATATGCTTTGTGGAACAGTTACGGCAGCAGTTTCTCGCTTCATTTTTCACAGTACGATAACGGCATTGATAATCTTGTGTTAACGCCTTCGGCAAATAACATTTTTGCTTTTACATTCGGTAAGATAAAAGCAAAAGTAAAGACAATAGCCGCAAATGAAGCAGATGACGCTGTTCCCTTGTCGCAGGTGAACGGTTCAATTCCACTGCCTAGAGAGCTTGGTGCCGGAGACAACTTGCGTACTGTCCGTGCGCCAGGCCAGTACCTCGCTCTTCAGTCAAATATCGCAAATTCAATTCTTGAGCCTCCGATAAGCAACCCAGGGCCGTTTGAGATGTTGGTAAGCGGGGACTTGGCAGGAATAGCTATCACGACACAAAGACTAATGGTCAGGCAGACCGGCGACGAATACACCCGTATACTGCTCGGCCAGATTGTTTTAGTGGACTGGTATCTTTCAGCCTCGCCGAGGGGGACGGATATTGGTGTGTCAGGGTTGTACCGTTTTGACGTGGTAGACGGAAACCTGTTGATGTATTACCGGACAGGCGATGCTGTCCCTAATTTTTGGATTAATGATAATGGCGAGCTTATCGCTGAAATATTATAGGAGGGCATTAACATGGCAATTTTAAATTTAGGCCGTGTGCGCGGCGAAGACGGGTTTGATCCTGTCGTTACTGTTGAAACAGACACTGAGGACTGCTACCAATTACGCATAGAGACTAGGGACGACTGGTTTTTTACTCCCAATCTTAAAGGCAGGGATGCTTTTGACCCTGTGGTAACAGTTGAGGAAGATACCGGGGATTGTTACCGGCTGCGCATAGAAACCAAAGACGGTGAATTTATTACTCCAAATTTCAAGGGCAGGGACGCTCCTGTAGTTATCGGCGAGTACCATTTTCTAGGGCATGAGCTTGATCCGTTTGAATGCGCGGAATTACGCTATCTGCCCCTCAAATACCAGTTGATTGAGATAGCCGATTATCAGGAACTTTGCGACTTAAAATACTGCGGCGACGGCAGCAACAACACTGCCGACTGGTGGTACAAATGCGATCATCAGGGGAACAGGACAGTAACCGGCCTGTACATGAGGGTTGAGGACCCGAGCGGCCTGTTCTTTAGAATTGCCGGACAAAATGCTGTAAAAAACGCCGCAAACAACGCGCCTTACGATGGAAATTCGGTTGGGGCGTTCTGCAATGATGGGATACCAAGGCTCTACGGCCAAGTTTATCTAGCGTGGGATGACGTTGGCGGCACAGCTCTTTTTATGGGCGCTACTGGGGTACTTCTAACAGCCCATACTGCCGGAATACCAAAAAGACCCACCAGCACCGTAGACCTGAGTCCCCCTTATTCTTGTTATCCTACACTTAGGTTCAGCAGTACCCCAACCATAAGTGACACAAACAGCGTTCAGCCAGCATCTGTCTCTGTAGCGGTCTATATGCGCTACTAAACTTTTCTTACGATGGAAATGACGTAGGAAGTTTCATTGGCGATGCAATTAGGAATATAACAGGAACTATTTATGACCCAGGCTCATTGGGTTTTGTTTTCCCCGGCACGCCAGCTCGTATGGGTGCTTTAGGCATCGGTCAGCAAAATCGAATAAATTCAACACTATCTACTGGTCAGGGAACCCTAGCATATTCTATGTCATTTAATGCTTCCTTGGCTGTCCCAACGGCCCATGAAAACCGCTCCGCGTCCGTCTCCGTTGCCGTTTACATCCGTTATTGATTCCGCGCAACGGCACGATCCAGTTCCTCATCACTGCGTCCCGCGTGAGCATAGACTTGTCCGTAAACAGTTTCTTTTTTTCGGCGCGTTTGTACCGCCAGTACCCGTCCTGCGCGAATAAACCCGCAAAGTTTTTTATCAGCATAATTTGCCTCCTTGCTTGTTGCGCGAATAAAGCCTGTTTAGTTGAAAAACTAGCAAAAATTTTTAAGCAAAAGTATTGACTTTTTGAATTTCAGTGGTACGATTTTTTAGAATTTTACGCAGGAGGATTGTTATGAAGGTCAGGTTTAAAGAAAAAATCGGCGAGCACACAATTGTTAGATTTATTGCCGATGCCGTATGGGACTCGGAGAAAACAAAAAGAAAAATAGCGCCAATACTTAAACCAGGTATGCCTAAAAAGACTATAAAACAGCTTTATATGGATAATTTGGTGCCAGCGGATTACGGGTTTGTAGCGGATGTTATTGAAGATGGCGAGGCGGCAATGCAGCAGATAAAACTTGCTGATAAGGGTAAAGATCAACTCCTTCTCGTTAGTAACGAGTATATCGCTGATAACCGTGGCGTTGAGTATCATATAAAAAAATCGGGCGTATGGAAAAAAGAGCAAATTGAAGAACTTGGCGTATCATTGCCGAAAGGCGGAGTTTTAAAAGAAGACTTAACAAAAGAACAACAGATAGAAATATCCGTGCAGCGAGAAGAAGAACGAATCGCTGCCCTTACGCCTGAACAAGCCTCAGAAGAAAAAAACCGCAGCCTTCACGCCGCAGCTAGGGAAGCGCTTATGAAAGCTGAAGAGGCTGACCTGTTAGGGGAGATCTTTGACAAGCAGGCATGGCTGCTGCCTAAAAAAATAGAGATCGAAAAAAAGTACGCTTGAGAGGCTGGCATGGATTTTAAAGTAAGCAGAAAAGAAAGACGCTGGCAGCCGGACGGCCCTGTGGACGTGCTGGTTGACAATATCTGCGATCTATACCCGATACTCGCAAACGATCCGAGATACGCCGACCAAGACATACAAATGGGGCAAGGCACGATTACCGACCAAGACAGAGAAAACATAATTATGGATGTCGAGATGCTTGACGACGACAGGGCTGAACTGTTGGACAGGGCGATGTTCGCACTGATGAAGCAGCGCGGCGCTGATCCTGTCGAGCCGGACGACGGCCTCCAGTGGGCTGAAGCCGTAATAGGCGAAGTGCCTTCCCCGTCGATACTCCAGCAAGCCTATTCTTCTGTTTCTGAAGAAGGGCTAGGGGTACGGGCTGTGGCAGGCGTAATTAGGAACGGCAGCAAGGAAAATTTAATTTTTAAGGTGGAATTGACAAATGCAATTTAAATTTATTTTTAGCCAAAAGTATTGACTTTTGAATTTTCTGTGGTACGGTTCATGTAGTTCTTTGGGAGGAGATTTGAATACGTGGGTTGAGCTTTGGGAATGGGCTTACAGCAACTATATTTTTCATGCGGCTGCCGCGCTTGCGGTTATCTGGATGATTGTTTTTCCTGGCAAGCTCCGCAGCGTTTTTGGAAAATTTAAGAGGATAAAAGCAGGGCCGCTGGAACTGCAAACCGGCGAAGAAATAGACCCTAATACTCCCTGTCCCTATAAGAAATCACGGGACGTTAGTTTTGGGGCTATACGCGGTATTGAAAGCAAAGTTGACATAATGGACAGCAAAATAAACGAGCTATCCAAAGAAATATTAGAAATAATGGGAATGGTTAAAAACATGAGCATCGATCAACAGAAATCATATTTTTATGACACGCGGCAACCGGATGCGGAGCGGCTTGCTGCCGGATTGAAATACCTATACCAAGGCGGCAACGGCCATACAAAACCAGATGTCGTAATATTTGCGGATGCGCATAAAGATATATATAACGCGCTGACATCTGTTAATGAAAAATTGCGGATAATAAGTTAAGTACGATATGAGGGAGGGGAAATAAATGTACGATAGAAGCGAAGAGTGTGAAACAGAAAAAGAACAGGAAATTGAGTTAGTAGAGAAAGAAATAAAATTCTCAAAATCAAAATTCGCCGTCGGATGGGCGAAAATAATAACCTCCATGTCTTTCCTTGCCTGGGCGGTTTATACAACATTATTTGTCATTATTCTCAAGTGGGTTTTTGTTAACGGGGGAGACAAGGCTGTAGATTATCTCCAAACAATTTTTATGTATATCTTAGGCGGTGGTTGGGTTGGAACGACTTTCGTACTGGCGATCAATTTGCAGAAGGGCATTTCGACAATGGTGTCCAATGCCAAGATAAACGCGGAGATAAAAGCAGGGTTTTCTAAAAACCTTGATGTTAAAGCAAACGCGGACGCGGCGCAGGTTGTACGCGCCATAAATAATAGCTGAGGGGGGATCATGAACGAGAGGGCGCAAAAAATCGTTGAGATCATAAACGACGTGACTGACGATGTAGACGTACAGGCCGGTTATCCTGACGCCAACGGGAACACTAAAGTGACTTGGTGCAACAGGGCGCTGAACCGTATGCTCGTCATGTTGGGCGGCAAAGTTAGGCTGGTACTCGATCACGCAGGCATCAATTGGACTAACGCCAACCGAATGGTAAATAACGCAAGATCGAATTTAGTTTGTATACCGGACGAAGAGACGGCGCAGTCCCGCGCCAATATGGGCGATTTAATTATAGCCGTCCGGTACAACAGCGCAGGCCCAGGGCATGTGGCGTTGGTCTGCCCTGATGAAAATGAATTTAGCATAACGGCTGGACCGCGCATAGGCCAGGCGGGAGCTAGGTGCGGTATAATGTATGCTGCACAGGGGTTCGGCCAGCCAAGGTCGGAAATAGAATATTACCACGTGCCTTATGAAAATGAGGGTATGAGCGCATAACGGCCTCACGCGGGAATAATCATTACGGAGGGTTTACATGTATGGCAAGAAAAGCATTTTTCTTTTTGCTGCTGCTCTGCTGTGCGCCGGTATTTTCACAGGATGCAGGACAGCTAGAAACGGGGAGGCAGTTGGCGGACTCGATTATATACGACCTCAATCAATTGCTGCTGCTGACTACGCAATCAGAGAGCGAATCGATTATCTTGAGCGGCAACTCGACATTGCAATTGACGCAAATCGACAACTCGCTGATCGACTCGAAGCAGCAAGATCCACTGCTCAAGTCATTAAGGAATCAAGTGACGCAATTAGGGAACTTAGTAGACGATCAAGTGCATCTGTACAAGAAATCATTGGGAAAATGGAAGCTCTTGTTCTTTGGATTGATTGGGTTACTGGCCGCATACAATATCTTGAAAGCCTTCTTGAGGATAAAGTTCGGGATTCGGATTTGGTAATTATAGAAAAGGAGGATAGCGATGGGCATTAAAAAACTAAACGAATACCGCGTTACCTACGACGACAACACGGATGAAACTTTTATGGCTGAAAACTCCCGTGCCGTGACGAAGACGCTGGAAACAGAGCAGCGACATATCGTGCAGCTTTCGAGGGTAAAAGTAGGCATAGGCGTAGAAACGCCTGTCCGCAGCGTCAAATTCACTGTGGCAGTCGTGCCGGAAGGCGCTGGCATTAACAGATGCCGTGCGGTGCCGGATACGTGGGTTGTGCCTGAAGAAACCAAGGTTATCTTTACCGCCATCCCTGCGGACGGCTACCAATTCGACGGCTGGCACAAAAAAGGCGATCCTGCCCTGCTGTCAGCAGATGCGGTCGCCGAGCTGCTGGTAGAATACCCCACGGATACGACAGCCTTATGCACCGAATTTGAAGCGCATTTCTCGCCTGTTATTATAGAGGAAAACAGGCTGTCTTGACAGGTTTTTCTGCCAAGACAGCAATTATTCTTATTCAAGGCCTTGAAACCCATATAGATTGGAATATTATACGAGTCGGCAAAAATACTTTCATTAAAACCCAGACATAGAAGAGAGCGCTTAAAAGATGCCACGATTGCTTCAGCCATCCCCGTAAAAGTTATATAAAACGCTACTCGATGTGATACCAGCCGGTAAAGATTTTCAATTTGAAGATAACTTAATTGAAACTTTTTTATTGAAACTGCAAATAAAGGAGGCCTTTCCCTATTCATTGCCATCGTTATTCTATCCAGCACATCCTCTTCATATAAACCTTCATTCAATAAAAAATCAGAATGGAACACATACGTTGGATTCATTGAAACTATGTACCGCATAAGATCTGGCCACTCTTTAAGATATAAAGCTGGAGCGCCTCCCATAAGATGCAGTACGGCGTCATTTGGATATTGATTTTTCTCAATATCAAACACTTCTTTTATCTCTTTGTGCACTGGCAGACCCCACACACCGTCAGGAGTGACATAGCAATATGCACATGAATTAGTACACCCATAGACTTGAGTAACAATGTGTCTCGGATTAGTATCAACATTAAACCTACGCTTGTAGATGCTCCTAAAGCGATCAATGCCGTTCATTGCAGTTTCAATATCGCACCATCGAAGCGTATCTGAAATAATATGTTCTTTATTAATATCATGAAGTTGTCTTTTACAAAAAGGTACAATTGGAATCATTTTTATTCATTTCTCCTTCTGTCTGTTAACAACAGCACTATAGACAACGCAAACGGCGCTAATATGTCATACAAACAAGCAGGCGCGGCATACACAAAAAACCGAGCGACATCTTCAGGTATCTTCAAAAGCCTTGCGAGCATCGTATAGACAGTTTCCTGCGAGCTTTCAGCTTGCGCGACAAGCTCCGGCTTTGCGGCTTCAAGCTCAACCCGCCTCTGGCGCAGCGTTACGCGCCTTTCTTGCAGCGCGGCAAGCTGCCCCTGAATCTCATCATAACGCCGCCACGACATCGATCTCCAATAACCTGCTTCTTCTTCCTTCCGCTCAATTTCTTTATTTACTTCAGTAAGGGCTTCGCGGTTTTCCAAAAGCAAACGTTCATGCGCCGCCAGAGTTTCATTGTCTTCCACAGCGATAGAAGTTTTCTCATCTATTACCCATTTAAATTGGTTATAATTAACTGTCAGCGTTGAGAATACCGAATACGTTATGATTGCAAAACCGGCAATAATAAATAACAGCCCGAATATTTTTTGCGCCCCTTTTTCCTGAAGGAAGTATCTGGCCGCCGTAAACGACGTGCCTGAAAACAATATAAACATAATCCCTGTCGTAATGCCGGTCCACACGGGCTTGCCGCCCTCGATAAGAAAAACCGACGTGTGGTATGCCGACATGACCGCGCTTCCTATGCCTACAATGGCCATAATAACTGCTACAAGAAAAACAGAAGAAAAGAGTCCGGCAGCTTTCTTCTGCTCTTTGGGCGGATCTGCATTTGGGGGAAGATGTTCTGCCTCATCTTTTTGCATAACGGCTGCGGCTTCAACTTCTTTCATTCTGCGCCGCTCGGTACGCGCATTTGCCACAAGATCGGCAGCCCCTTTTTTCTTGCGCAATACGCCGGTAGTGCATCCGTAGGCAAAGTCGAAGTTGCAGTTTTGCGGTTCCTGCGTAAGCTCCCCAAGCCGCTCGGCAAGGCCGCCGTTCTCAAGCCTGTCAAATTCCTCGCGGGGGACAGTCACGCCGGTTTCAAAAAGGACGTGCTTTGTCCCCCGTATAAATTTTAAGCCTGTGCTTTCGTGAATATGGACTGTCGGTTTTTTTGTTGCTACGCTGTCAGCCATTCTTCAAACTTCTCTTGGTATTTTTTCCCCTGCTTGGTTTCTTCAGGCTTTGAATATACCCATACGTCCGCGTCCTCGACGGACTCTTCGATTGCTTCCTTCCACTGTGCGCAGAGCCTGTGCGTAGGCGCGATTATTATAACCGGTTTGTTTTTTATCAGGGCTATTAATATAGCTACTAACGTTTTTCCAACACCGCAGTCCGCGATTATTGCAAGTATGTTTCGGGCTGCCAATTCAAGCGCTTTGATTTGCCACATCCACGGAGACTTGTTAGATATAAAACCATTAACCTTCTCTGGCAGTTTCATAATTCAACCTCCAATTTTGCTTCCTGTATAGATAAAGTTGTCGTTACTGTTGCGGCACTCATACCCACGCGCTGTGTTAACACGAACTTGCTTAAGCGAGTATTTTTAGACAGTTCAGTAACACCAAAGTATACCGCGTAAAAATCGCCGTTAATGTCATAAGTTTTTACCGTCATTTTGATCCCCCTTAAAACCCTTCAAATTCTGCGCCAGTCAAATCCGGCGTTTGCCGCGTCCTTTCAGCAGTATCAAGCTCAATGCCTCTTAATTTAGCAATGATTTTAGGCTTGTTGCACGACGGGCATAATTCGACCCATTCATTGTCTTTGTCTTTTACGCTCGCCCAGCCGTTGTCCCTGTCAACCTTATAGTCAACCGCGTCGTCAAATGTCTCGAAGAGCTCGTCGCACTCGTCCCCGCAGTGATCGCAAGAAAGTCTGAAATCATCTACGCCGTATTTTTCAATCATCTTGCCTCCTGGTTGCTTTCTTTTCGTATATCAAGTCTACAAGGGCGTTTCTGCAATCTTCGCAAAACATTGCTTCAAACAACACGCCGGTAGTTAAAATATTTGTGCTTAAATGCTCCACGTGAATCTCTTTTGTACAAATTAAGCAGTTAAAATCAGTACCAAGTCTAGTTTCTTCCATATGCCCTCCTAATCAAATTTGAATATTTCTTTTCTGTTTTCCGAGCCGATTAATTCTTGCCCGACACGCAATTTTTCCCACTGCCGTTCTTCGATAGTTCCTTTCGCATGAATAACATACGCAAACTTTGGAGCGCTGAGTTGTCCCCGCAGGACGCGAGACATAGCCTGATGATATTTCTCAACTGAACCGTCGATACACATCCAGACGACATAGGAGCATTTAGCCAGACAGTTAAGGCCATACGCGCCTGACGCTTGATTTGCAAGAAAGACCTGTACCTCGCAGTTCTCAAACTTCTTTTCCGCTTCCTCCTTATCACTGTCTTTCGCGTCGCCGTCGTAAACCACATAGGATATTCCGGCTCTGGCAAAGGCGTCCGCACAGGCACGTATAAGCAGCTTGCGAGAGCTCCAAACAACGACTTGATTTTTTTCAACATCAATTTCCTCCAATAGCTCCATAAGCGCGTCAACTTTCGCGTTTTCCTTAAACGGGCGGTATGTGACAGGGCTGCCCTCATCTTTCTTTATTGGCTCAAACCCGTTGCAAATGTCTTGCAGGCGCAACTGCAATTCCAACGCGGCAGCCCTGCCGAGCACCAGATTATCCGTAAAGCCTAGATCAATAAGCTCGCTGCCGACCCTTTTTGCCTCGTCTGAAATTTCAACAGGGCGCATAATCGGCTCTTTCATAAATTTGTCGTGCTTTATGTCAAACACGTCCTCGCGCCTGACGAATATCGTGTCCGGCGCAATCCTGCGGATCAGCGCGTTTTTATCAAGGAACGGCGCGTATTTGCGGTGCCGTATTATATGCTCCTGTTTCGCGTAATCTATTGTGTACTGTTTAAAAACACTCGCTTTCGCCGCCTCAAGCTGAAGCTCGCCGCCGCGCCTGTAAGCATTGACAAGCCTGTTCCGAATCGCTTCATAATCTTTTTGGCTGATCAGAACCCTGCGCCCGCGCCCGACACGGATTGTTTCCATTATGCAGTAACGCTCCGCAAACTCCCACATATTTTCAGGGAAATAACCCTCTTGAAGAAATTCAAACTGGTCTATTACGTTCAAAGGGGATTTAGACATGAGCGTGCCTGTCATAATGCAGCGGTCGCCGTATTTATTGAGCAGCTTTATCGTGCGCGTGCGCGTAGACTTATTGCTTTCTTTCATAGGGGTATTGGTTTTTATTTTTGAGCTTTCGTCCAACACGATAAACGGATGCTTGAAAACAGAAAGAAACTTCCGCACGACCCACGGCAGATCGTTGAAAGTGACAGTCTTTCTCTCTTTAACGCCTGTTGGGGAAAACGCTTCGGTGTTGATTATCAGGAACTTCATCGCCCTCATCCCCCTTTATAAATTCTCCGTAGCTCGCTAACTCCTCATAACGTATTTCCGAACTGGCAAATTCCGCTACTTCAGAAGCGATGATAATAATTTCACCTGCCGCATCAAATATGCGTTTAGTTTTTTTCGAATATATTGCCCCATAAAGCGTAAACAGTTTATCCTCCAGCCATGAATATAGCCTGTCGTAATCACGTAAATATTCTCCTCTCTGCGGACGGCAGGATAGCTGGCCTCGCGCTGCTTTCATACCGGCATTTAAAATTTGCTCCTCGCGTTTTCTGTCCATTTTTCATCCCCCCCCCTGTCCCCTAGACAACAATCTTCTTCCAGTGCTTGCCAAGCTCTCTATGCACGGCCCTGTGGCAGGTATCGCAGTACCATGACACTTCAAGCGGCTTGGCATAGTCATGGTGGTGCGCTTGCAGCTTGTTCGCAGGGACATACGTTTTGCACGTCTGGCAATAAGTCGGCTTTGTCAGCTTTCCGCGCTGGACGGCTTTTTGAACAAGCCGCTTAGCCCTTGCCTGTTCCGGCCATTTTTTGTTGTAACGCCTGCTCATTCTTCAGCTACCCTAATTTTCACTTTTACTTCACAGCACCTTGTGCCTCCACAAGGCTTCTCATCGCCGCCCATCAATCTGCACACCTTGCAGGGCATCTCTAACTCAAAATCAAGCAGCTTCGTCGGTGCGCCCATCCGTTCAGCCAACTGTTTCAACGTCATCTACATCCTCCGGTATCCTGAATTTAAGCCCTTTAGCATCCAAAACCTCTGAAGGCTTTATATGCACGACACGCTTGCGCGGCGCGTCCCATGCCAGTATGTCGATATGAAGTTCCGCATTGCGTTTGTAGAACAACGGCTGTGTCGGCTGAAACTCAATCACGCCTTTGTTATCCGATATTTTGAACTCTGTAAAAAATGCTGGCAACTCGCTTGATATGGACAAAACGTCGGGCATACCAGGCTCTTTTTCCTCGTTTTCAATTTCAAACCTTGCAAACTGTGGAGCAGCTTTTCTCCACGCTTTCAACACCGCCGCTTTGAAAGATTCTTCGTCCTTAAAAGGACCGTTGACCAAACTTTTAATAATTTTCATTTTACGTCCTCCTTTACCCCTACCAATGCGGTATGCCCTATAGGTGCCGTGCCGTTAAAAATACCTTTTAAAATTGCGTCTATCCGCTACCAGTCAGCAAACGGCCTGTCAGATAACGCGGGATCAGATTTCAATGGGCAGCCTAGCGCTGCATCGTCAATATAAATCTGCGCATACGCTTTAGGCGATGTTGACCAGCCTTGATCGGGATTTTTATTGATGCCGTAGAGCGGTATGCCGTGCATTTTAAACCACTGCAAAGCGTTAATCAAATCGTGCGGATATGCGTCAGCGCCGCTTCGCATTGTCCACAAGATAATTTTGTGCCCAGCTTCAGTTAATCCTTTTAATACCGGCGCGGCACCAATTTCATTTCCTACGTTTGGGTATGCGTTTGTCACGCATGTCCCATCGAAGTCAACTGCGATTACCATTTACGTCCTCCTTGTTTACAAGTTTGCTCTGTACACAATCCTTACAGTGATAGTGCCTTGCCGTTCGTCCGGTTGCCCATAAACGCATTGGCTTTTTACATTTCGGGCATATCAGTTTGTTACTTTCTTTCTTCTTGTTCACTTTGTCTTAACCCCCTTTCAGTTTCTAAATCTCGTACCAAACCTTTTAGCATAAGAATTGCAACATCGGCAAAACAATCGCAATTACAAATTTTCTTTACGTCAAACCCTTCGATGCAAGTTTCGTAACGTCGTTCCGATTCATCGGTATATGACACCGTTAATTTCATGCCGCCTTCGCCTCCTTAACTGTCCTCTCAACAAAATTCTTCATGCTTTCGATTGCGATTACCTTGCCGGTTTCTTTATCCTTCTTTTCTTTGCGCCCTTTAATGTATCCCCAATCTGTGCCAACTTCAGGATCAACACGGATAGGCACAGATATTGGGAATGTATGCTCCATAATTTCCTGTACTTCAGGCAGCCGCCGTATAGCGCTGGCTTTTCGCGGTATCCCAAAATCAAGCTCGTCATGGACGGTAAGGTACAGAGGAAAAATTTCCAGCAGCCCTTTCTCGTCGAGCATGACCATCGCTTTCTTGATCATGTCGGACGCTGAACCCTGTATTAATTTATTGAACCCTTTATAAGCGTCGCGTTTGTTCGGAACGCCGTTGTATTTTTTCAAGTGGCAGTGCCTACCTGCCAATGTTTTTATGTAGCCCCGCCTGACAATTACTTCAGATACCCTGTCCATTGTGGCTTTCACAAACGGAGCGCCTTCGTGATAAAGGATTGTTATGCGCTCTGCTTCCTCTTTGCTCCAACCGAATGTCTCCATCATCGTCTGCAACTGCATACCGTAGCCAAGCCCGAAAGAACAGTTTTTAGCATACTTGCGCCCGACATCGGATCCGTATTCTTCGTACAGCCCTGAAATCTCGCCGATGTACTGATGGAAATCGAGATCAGGGTTTTCGTTATACTTGCGCTTTATTTCATCCGCGCCCTCGCCGACAGCGAAGTGCGCCATTAAACGGTTTTCCTGTCCTGAATAATCCGCTTTGCCCCATAGGCAGCCTTCGTCAGGGATAATAATTTCGCGGCACAATTTATAGAGCTTTATTTCTTCGGGGGTTTTTGCGAACAATACTGTCTTTGAGGGTACTTGCTGAAGGTTGGGGTTGGACGAAGACAAACGCCCTGTCTGCCTTGCGCCGACAATGTTAAAGTCGGCGTGTATATGGTAGTTGTTAAGCCCGTGCTTGACGATAAACCTGTCAAACTTCGGCCCTAAGAACTTGTCTATAATGGAAGTAACCTGCTTCAAGTCAACGATAGCTTTCGCTACTTCGTAGTTTTTCTTTAGCATGTCCAGCGCTTTTTTGTCGATATTGGGGTTACATGTCGTCGCATAGCCCATATTCTTCAAATCGTCGTTGGTACGCCCTGAATACTGCTTAGGCACAAACAAAACCAACTGCCCTTTTTGAACCCTTACGTTGTTGAATATTTCTTTAAGCCGCTTCTTCTGCTCCCATACCTCGCTTCCGGCAAACGGGGGGCTGCCTTCCCAGCCTTTTATCCGTATCTTGCAGCGGTAAGGCACGCGCTCCTGGTCAAACAACTCTGCCAACTGCTTCGGAGAATTGAAATTTACCTTGCAGGGCTTCAGTTCGACTTCAGTTTTTACGAGCTTTTTGCTTTTTATTTTAGTTATTTTCTCAATTCTCTTGGCTATGCTGTACTTCTCGTCAAACGCCGCTTGCAATTTATCCTGTATGCCTTTCAGCAACTCGTAATTCTTCTTGCGTTTTTCCATATCTACTCGCACACCGCGCTGTTTCATGCCGAGTACGATTTTAATCATCTTGAAATTTGTTTCAAGCGCGGTTTTAATATTGTACTTGTTAAAGTTATCTAACATTTCTGCTGCTTGTTCCACCGTAATAGTACCTTTTGTTCTTTTCCTTTCTATTTGGATCATAAGATCGTTATGCTCAATCAATTTAGTACCATTGATATAACCCAGCTGTTCTCTCCAAATACGCACCGGCTGATCCGCGTCAGAAATAACGTATTCTTTTATCTCCTTTTCATACCCCGCATCCCACAGCTTTTTAAGATGCTTCCTAAAATCGCCTTTATAGCCAAGCCTGTCGCATATTACTTTCAGCGGCTCCGAACCTTTTCTCTCACGCAAGTATTTCCATGCCAATGCGTCCAAATTATATAACTGGTATTCGTCAATTGACGCTTCAGCAATAGCAACATCAACCAAGTTGCACATAACGTCTTTGGCTTTTAATTTATGCTCGTGACACAGCCAGCCAATGTCGTACTGTATGTTCGCGCCGACTAAGGTAGCTTTAGGATCAAGCAGCAGGTCTTTTACAGCCTTGCCACCGTTTCCTGTCAAGGCTCTTTTCGTACCTGTCTGCGCGTTGTACAGGCCGGTAACAATTATTTCGCCTTCGCCGTATACCCATGAAGCGCCTTTGTCGGTAAGATGGGGATCGTGCGTTTCAATGTCTATACCGTAAAGTTTCATTTGTTCACCTCGTAAAACGCTTTTGCGAAACCTTGCGGAGTTATGGCGCGTAATTCTTCCCTGTTTAAATGCCCTTTGCACCAATCAGGTTTTTGAGGAGCTGCCCAAGCAAATTGGTTTTTCTTGCCGGACTTATACTGCTTTACAAAATACGGATCATTAGGACGCTCAAATACTTTTTGTTTTGGCTCATTGTAATATCCCCATAAGTCCGTGCGCTTAATTCCCAAATCGCCGAACCACCATTGATAAAATACATAATTCGGTTTGCCGATAAACTGGCGCAAATAACCTGTCGGATTTTCCAACGCCCAAAAAGCAAGTTTATTCCGAGCGCGGCATTTCCATATTATGTTCAGACAGGCTATTACAGTTTTCAAACCGGCTTCAAAATCACGCTTTCTACGGCTTCCGTTTTTTGCCAGCGAGAACTCCGTACAAGGCGGCGCGGCGAGAATTCCGTAGACGTTTTTCGGCGGCTCGTAGGTTAGCACGTCGTAATCGGGAAGCGTAACAAGACGCACGTCGTAGCCCGCGTCTTTATACGGTTTTGACCACGCGCCTGTCCCTCCGCAGAGATCGAGGATTATCCTACGTATCTTCAATCCGACGCCTCCTTCTTCAATTCCGCAAACATTAGCTGCTACGGCAATATGCCGTAACAGAACCACGACGTGTTAAACCATACCGAACCACCAGTAAATTCAACGCGGCGATCCAATACAAGCAGTTTAAAATTTTCGCCTAACGCCCTGAACATTGTTCCTCTGCCTACGCCTTCCAGTGCCGTAAGCGGCATTAGCATTGCCCAACGTTTACCTCCATTAGGGACAACGGTTAGCTGTAAGCATCGCTCGATAAACCTGTCTTTAATTGAATACGGCGGGTTTGTAATAATGCAGTCAAAATCAAAATCAGGCGTGTCTTTCAAAAAATCAAATTTCTTTTGCGCCGTTGAAATAACTTTGCGCCCATGTTTACGCAGTGTTTTTACTATTTGGCTTTTTCCAGTCGTATCGGTAGGCTCCCATATAACCCAGTTAGGCTTTATATACGGCAGTAATGGCTCTACCGCGTAAGCCGGAGTATCAAAATGATCGTGCTTTTGGTTTTTTGTATAATTAATCCTCGCCTGTTTCACGTTACTTGCCCCTCCCTGTCTTTATAACCTTGCCCATTATTGACTGGAACTTGCTACACTGCTTTGTTTCAAAAACATCGCTGCCGTACTTATCGCACTCATAGTAGTGCCCTTTTTTAACCCTTTTTATAACACCGAAATGCCTACAATACCTGCAAATATTCTTTTGTAAATTGTTCATGCCACCTGCTCCTTAACCAAACCAACAATTTTATCAAGCCCGTACCTTCCTCTGCTGGCAACTAAATACAGACCTTGCTTCGCACGCGTGCACGCTACATATAAGACCCTAAGTTCTTCATCAATATTAACGAGCGCATTTTTATCAACAGACTTTGTACAGTCAAGAAACACCGCTACAAAATCAGCCTCGCCGCCTTTTACGCGGTGCGTCGTGGAAAGCAGAAGAAAAGGCTCCGCTTTCGACATCTCCTCAAGCCTGTCAACGCCGTATTTCTGCACGTAGTCGAAATACACGTAACGGCGTTCTGAAGGTATCAAGTCGCTTTCAATAAACTCGTCGTTAATATCTTGAATTTTATTTTTTTCGCAGAAGTCGCGAAGGGCTTCATCGCTGCTAAAGCCTTTTTTGCGGAAATTGTAGTACCGCTTTATTTTCATAAGCTCGCGTTCCAAAATGCAGAAACCTTTTGCCGTGTGGTAGGGTATAGCAAGCTGTTCTAAACAATCTACCATTTCATCCATAAGACAGTTATTACGAAACAATAAATACCAACGATAGGGTAAATAACCATTTTTAATTAAGTCTTTTTGTATGCGCCGCGCTAAAATATTATTATCAGGCATTTCTTCAACAAAACCTTCAATGTCTTTAGCTGGTTTAAAATCCTTGTCTATCTTGTGAGTTATAAGGTTTGTAATACCCTTAGCGAACCTGTATACAGCGGCAGGAAGACGGTATGAAGTCTCAAATTTTACCGTCCTGTATTTCCTCGCCAAGCAGATAAGCGTCCTCGGCGAGGCTCCGGCATAGGTAAACAGGCTTTGATAGTCGTCCCCTGCTATTACAATTTTTTCGCATAGCGAAAAAGCTATCTGGCAGACTTCCCATTGAAGAAGCGTCAAGTCCTGCGCCTCGTCAATAAAAGCAACCTTCACATGTACAGGCTTATTTACTTCCCTAAACTGCGATAGGCAATCGTAAAAATCTACTAAATCATTATCAGCTTTAAATATTTCAAATGCTTTAACAAGCAGCTTATAACGTTCTTCATCGTATGAGGTGTTGTGTATAAAAATACCTTTTGTGCTGCCGCTTCTAATAACATCGTATCTTGTTAGTAACTTATCATCAGAAGTTAATTCTTCATAAGCCTCGCGTAGACTGATGTTATAATCGTACTTTTTGTTAAATTCAGCTATTTTTGCTTTCGTAATTATGGACGAATGCTTTAAACCCAACTCACGGAAACAAAGCGCGTGCAGCGTTTTAAAATGTATCAAATCGTCTACTGAAAGGTGTGGGTTCGCCTGCAACGCCCGTTCAATGCCGTGAGCGACACCCTTGCGCGTGTATGTTACAAACGCGATTTCGTCAGGGCGATAAACTTCCAGCAGCTTTGTCATCTCGTCCATAATTGCCGTAGTCTTGCCGGAACCGGCAGCGGCAAGATAAACAGTGACATCGGCAGCGTTAAACGACAGGGTTTCAGGAGTTATCATTCTTGCCCTCCATTACGTCTGACAAAAATTCTTTGCCTAACCGCCTCCGCATATTCCTAAGAAAATACCACTGTAGCTCATGCGTGCCATCGTTTAAAACAAGCCAGCGATAGAGAAATAACTGCTCGTTAGCCGTAAGATATATATCCTCACCGTTCCAAAAGTAATGTTTGTTTTCAAAATCAAACTTATAATAAGTTTCCGTCGAGCCTGTTTTAGATACCGTATGTACCCTATGTTCCCAACTAGAAGCCTCTTTCTTAGCCAAGGTGTTCAGTTCTTCCACTGCCGTAGCCTTCTTCTGTTTGCATATGCCTAATGATTTTAAAGTCACTACTAGCAAACAGCCATCTAGTTTTTGATTCATGCTTTGAAGCCAAGCATTAATTTGACTAGATGCAGCATTAATGTCTCCTGTAATAGTAATTCGCTTAGAACTTAGTATTATCGCTTTCAGTTTCATTCTCCCCTCCGTCCTTGTTCAACTTATTCTTCTGCAAAATATCCGCATCGCCTTCGTAAATGTCATCATAAAAAGTATCCATTGCCAAAAGCTCATCGTCTTCAAGTTTCTTCCAACAAGGTATTTTAATTTCCAACCCTTTAGAATTTTTATATGCTACTTCACCTTCGGTACAACCAAATGATATTAACTCCGCACGAAGGTTAACTCTTCCAAGTTGCAATTTCTCAAGCTGCAAAAATTTCAACAAACCTTGCGTTATAAAATAATATGCCCCGTCAGCATGGTAAACTTGATGAACCTTAATCATATAAGGCGCATCTTTCTGAATTTGCTTGTGCGTTAAATACCGCTTAAACGCATCGTGTAGCATGGACATTTCAGTAGTATCTGTTTCCTTTGATACAGATACAGTACGATCTTCAATGTCAATAAGACCGTTACGCACGCTCGTAATCCAATCGTTCTCTTTAATCCTAAACGGAACCCAGTTCAAATCCCTTAAGCAGTTTTGCTGAACAACAGTCTGGTTCAATAAGTCCTTATGGCTGTCTATCCGAACACTCTTAAACTCGTCACCTTCTTCTATACGAACCTCCCATATATAATACGGTTCCTTACCATCTCCAGTATCGTACCTTGTTAGCTTCCCCCAACAGTCCGCACCTGTAAAATGGTTATTCCTATCACGCCCTATTCCGAACTCTCGCAGCTTGCACAGCTTTTTGTCGCAATAGTCGGAGCAGGGCGATTTTTTGCACGAATA